GTGATCCCGCCGAACACGCGAATCTGGATCGCGGCGGGCGTCACGGACATGCGTTCCGGCTTCAACTCGTTAGCCGCGAAGGTACAAACCGTGCTGGAGAAGGATCCCTACAGCGGGCACGTGTTCGTGTTCCGGGGTAAGCGCGGCGACTTGCTGAAGTGCTTGTGGTGGTGCGACGGTGGCCTGTGCCTGCTCTCGAAGCGCCTCGAGAAAGGACGTTTCGCGTGGCCGCGCGCCGATGCCGGTGTTGTTGCGCTGACGACCGCTCAGCTCGCGCTCTTGCTCGAAGGTTTCGATTGGCGGCAGCCGATCGATGCGGTACGCCCGCGAAGCGCATTGTAAACGTTCATTACGCGTGGAGAGCTTGTGGGTGGCGTCGTGTAAGCTCACCGCATGTCCGCTGCTCCCACCGATCTCCCCGACGACATTGAAGCGCTGAAGGCGATGGTCGCCAGCTTGCGCGAGCAGCTCTCGTCGCGCGCGATTGAGATCGAGCATCTGAAGCTGACGATTGCCAAGCTGCGCCGGATGCAGTTCGGCCGAAAATCGGAGAAGCTGGATCGCCAGATCGAACAGCTTGAATTGCGGCTGGAAGACCTGCAGGCCGATGAAGGCTCGGCCGATATGGCCGCGGCTGCTGCAGTGAAACGGCCGAGTCGCGAAGGTGTCGGCCGCAAGCCGTTGCCCGATCACCTTGAGCGCGAAGAGCGCATCCATCTGCCCGCCGATGATGACTGCCCCGATTGCGGCGGGCAACTCAAACCGCTGGGCGAAGACGTCGCGGAACAGCTCGAATACGTCCGGGCGCACTTCCGCGTGATTCGCCACCGCCGTCCGAAGCTGGCCTGCGCATGCTGCGATCGCATCGTGCAGGCCGCGGCACCGAGTCGACCGATCGATCGTGGCATCCCGGGTCCGGCGCTGCTCGCGCACATCGCCGTGTCGAAGTTCGCGTACCACATCCCGCTGCATCGCCAGGCAGTCATGTACGCGCGCGACGGCGTCGGGATCGATCCGGGTGCGATGGGATATTGGATGGGGAGCATCACGGCGCTGCTTGCACCGCTGGTCGCCACCGTCCGCCAATACACGTTAGCCGGCGGCAAGGTTCACGGGGACGACACGCCGCTGCCAGTGCTGGCGCCCGGCAACGGTCGCACAAAGACAGGACGCCTGTGGGTCTACGCGCGCGATGATCGGCCGAGCGCTTCCGACGAGCCGGCAGCAGTCTGGTTCGCCTACACGCCCGATCGACGGGGCGAGCATCCCCAGCAGCATCTTGCAGACTTCACCGGCGTGCTGCAGGCCGATGCGTTTGCCGGCTATGCCGAGCTGTATCGCGGCGGCACCATCCAGGAAGCTGCCTGCATGGCCCACGCTCGCCGAAAGATCCATGATCTACATGCCGTCCGTCCCAATGCGGTAACGGAGGAAGCGCTGCACCGGATCGGCGCGCTCTACAAGATCGAGGAGCAGATCCGTGGCAAACCACCTGATGAGCGACACAGTGTGCGCCAGGCGCGAGCGATACCGCTGCTCGACGACATGAAACGCTGGTTCGAAGCAACGCTCGCCACGCTCTCTGCAAAATCCGACACGACCAAGGCGATTCAGTACGCGCTGAATCGCTGGCCGGCGCTCATCTACTACTGCAGCGACGGGCGTGCGGAAATCGACAACCTGATCGCCGAGCGAGCACTGCGCGGCGTCGCCCTCGGCAGACGGAATTACTTGTTCGCCGGCGCCGACTCCGGTGGCGAACGTGCCGCCGCGATGTATAGCCTGATCGGCACGGCACGCCTGAATGGCCTCGATCCCGAGGCGTATCTCGCCTACGTGCTCGAGCGCATTGCTGACCATCCGATCAACCGCATCGACGAGTTGTTGCCGTGGAACGTGGCGTCGGCGCTTCCGTCTACTGCCCACGTCGAACCCATCCGATAGCATCGCGCTCCCGTCGTCAACGACCTACGCTACGGTGCTGGTCGAGTGCTTACGATTGTCTCTTCTTGGCCGAACTCGGCCGGCCGCCGCCCAGCGCACGCGACCGGCGCAGATCGCCCCGAAGGCGACATTCAAAAATTTTTGTGGATCGCGTCCGAGGATAGCCTGTCTGCGTGCAATAGTTCGTACTTACCGAATTCGGCGACCAAATACGTCAACCTTGATTTTGGCCGGAAAGTCTTTTCCTTTACAACACCACTTGTACTTCTTTCCCGACTCACAGGGGCACGGATCGTACGGATCGGGATCCCGACTGGCCGAAGCTGACTTTCCCGACAGCAGATGCCCTAGCAACGCAAATTGGTTCGCAATCCGGTCGGCCTCCCCTTCGACTTTCATGGTCAGATAATATCGTGCACCGATATTGCCCTCGTCTATGGCCTTCTGTAACCAGAGTCGCGCTTGATTGTCATCTTTTTCAACGCCCAAGCCTTCGTGGTAGCAACGCCCGAGTTGCTGCATGCAAGCACTGTCACCCTGCTCTGCGCCTAAGCGCAAGAATGCCATTGCTTTCTCCAAATCGGGAGCACGAGCCGTCCCTGAGGCGTAGATATCCCACAATCCGCAATAGGCCCGGGGAGCATTCGTTTTGACCGCCTTCAGCCATAATCGTTCGGCGTTGGCGTAATCGCTCTTATCCTCATAAAGGATCGCGCCGTAGTAGTAGCAGGCTTCTCCCAAGCCTGAGTCCGCCGCCCTACCGATCATCTCGATAGCTTGTTCCTTTTTATCTCCGTCGATTAACCCCTGTTCAACGAACTGAGCATAGCGAAACTCTGCCTCAACATTTGGCTTTATCAAGAAAGACGACTGGTAGAACATGGCGGCCAACCGTCTAAGTTGGCGCAGCTCGTTGGCGAATTCGGTCGTCAAAATCAGGGCAGGATGCATTGCCCTGCGACGATCGGCCTCTCCCTCGCATATAAGTCCGGCCTTAAATTTCATTGCAGCATCTTTGCCAACTGTCGCTGCGTAAAGTACGTCTTTGAAGTGCTGCGTGTCGATCGCGATCAAGACATAAGCTGGCATCACCTCAAGCGAGAATTTCTCGCAGTATAAAAACTCCATGCCCTGCAGGACCAACCGACGAACTTCTTCCGCATACTGGGCGAGCTTTTCGCTTTCCGGCTGAAACTCGAATGCTCCCTCTTGGATGGTTGCAGCTGACGTTCTATGAGCGCCTTTGTTGCATAGTTTCCGAGCTCGATGAAGACAGTCCTGGAGCATTCTGCCCTCGAGTGGCGTACCCCGGAGTCTGTTGATTTTTTCGAATAGACTGGTCTCGACCTGATTAAGTCCTGCTTCCTTCGCAAGATGGTCACAAAGGCCATCGAGGGCATCTCGAAATCGGACCAACGCATACGAGGGGAGCACTGTCGAGAACTCGACCGCCTCTCGATAACATTCGCCCACGTGCTTAGAAACCAAGTCTGCAAGATCGAGATCGTTGAAAATCGGTGTCATTTGATTGAAGGGCGAATCAGGGAGCAGAGGTGCTCGATGATAGAACATTTCTTCAACGGTAGATCATGCAGGGACAATGCTTGCGCAACAATATTGCATTTGATACCGAGGTTCACACGTTCGCGCGGCGATACCCATGGAGACACCACCACGGTGGGTGACTCACCCGAATAAGGGCAAGCGGAAGTTCCGTGGAGCTTCCCGCGTTCGCGGTTGCGGAACCGTGGCCTCTCGATACGAATCCATTCGAAATCCCGACATCGGACTCAACGGCGGTAAGTCCGATGGAGTACCTGATTTCGCAGAGTAATGCAGCCCTCGAGCGGCAGGTTCTCCCCTCGTTGAACGGCAAGTTATGGCCGAACTGAGTCAGACCATCTGACGCAGTCTGCTTGGTCTGGTCCAGCCTTATATAGCTAACGTGCCACAGCCGTCAGGGTAATCCCCCCGTTTTCCACGGGGTTCAGAAATAGAAACTAAGCGGCCATGGCCAACCGCTGCTTTGGCGTAAATCCGCCCAGGGCCATGTTCGGGCGGTCATGATTGTAAGTCCACATCCAATCGGTCGCGAAGCGCTGCACGTGGTCCAAGTCTTCCCAGTGGTACTGCGACAGCCATTCGTACCGTACGGTCCGGTTGAATCGTTCGACATACGCATTCTGCTGCGGCTTGCCCGGCTGGATGTAGTCGAGCCTGATGCCGTACTGTCGGGCCCATTCGATGATCGCCGCGCTCAGGTACTCGGGCCCGTTATCGCACCGAATCGCTTTGGGCCTGCCGCGCCAACCGATGATCTGCCGCAGCGCACGGATCACGCGTTCGGACGGCAATGAGAAGTCGATCTCGATGCCGAGTGCCTCGCGGTTGAAGTCGTCGATCACGTTGAACAGCCGGATGCTACGTCCGTCGGCAAGTTGGTCGTGCATGAAGTCCATCGACCAGACCTGATTGACGGCAGACGGCACCGCCAGCGGTTCCGGGACCTGCCTGACCAGTCGCTTGCGCGGCTTGATTCGCAGGTTCAACTCCAGTTCGCAATAGATCCGGTACACGCGCTTGTGATTCCAGCCGAAGCCTTTCACGTTGCGCAGGTACAGGAAGCACAGTCCGAAGCCCCAGTTCCGGTGGTTGTCCGTCAGGCGCAGCAGCCAGTTCGCAATCTCGTCGTTCTCGGCGCTGCGCCGACCGACGTACCGATAACAGGCCTGGCTGATCCCAAATGCCTCACATGCCAGCCGGATCGATACGCCCCGGCTGCACACCGCATGCATGGCCATCTTACGCCGGCAAGATGGCCTCAATCTTTTTTTGCGAGCGCCTCCGCTACGATCTCGGCCTTGATCTTCTCCTCGACGTACATCTTGCGCAGCCGGGCGTTCTCGGCCTCCAGTTCCTTCATCCGCGCGATCAGCGAAACGTCCATGCCGCCGTACTTCGAACGCCATTTGTAGAACGTCGCCGTGCTGATGCCCAACTCCCGGCACAGGTCCGGCACCGACAGCCCCGATTCCACGCGCTTGAGCGCGTCCATGATCTGGCTGTCCGTGAATCTCGATTTCTTCATTCCGTAGAACTCCCTCAACAAGAAAATTCTACTTCTGATCACACCGGCTTCTCGGGGGGATTACCTCAGGGCGTCGTAGTCACGCTCGCACTGCCGGCCGGCGATGCCTCGCTCGTCAGCGATTCGCGCGAACTCTCCCGCAGCCTCGTCAGTCCGGCCGAGCACGTCGGCGAGCAGATCGAGGGCGTTGCCGGTTGCCGGGCCTCTGGCCGAAGCGGCGGAACCGCGCGATCGCTCGATGAGTTCGGCAACTTGCTTGCGCAGGCCGTCAGCAATGGAAGCAGCAGCGGCAGCATCAGCGCGCGCTTGGTCTCGTTTTTTCGAAGCATCTTCAGCGTCCTTCTGTTGTTGGCGAGCAATCCGGTCGCTCTCGTTACGCTCAGTGACGAGATCCCGAATTCGCTGCGCCTGCGTTTCAACTGTGTGAGATTGGTCGGCGTCGCGATGCCCCTTCGAATACCCGGCCGCAGCACCAACGAACACTGCGGCGATAACAACCAGCCATAGGCGAGGATCGAACCAGGTCATACGCCGCTCCGCATCATCGATGCGAGGCGCTTTGCGCGATCCCCGACCTGCCGCGCCCACAGGCTGTCGAGCATTTCGGCTGAGGCCGTGCTCCAGTCGCGGCGTTGCGCGGCCGCGAGGAAATTTCGGAACCCGAGCAACTTCCCTTGCATGTTGAACGCCATGTTCATCATCACGCGCTGGCGCACCGGATCCAGCGCTCGCCACCACGGCAGATTGCGGTCGAGCCATGCCTCGGTCTCGGCTCGATCGTTCTCATACATCAGATCGATCTCGCTGTCCCGGAAACCCTTGTCAGTCAAATTGCGGCCGATACCGCCTGACACCTTGCCTACCGTGTCGGTGTAGATGCGGTACTTGCGCCCTTCGTCGCGCATCAGTTCGGCCTTCAGAGCGGCCGCGTCGTAATTACCCATTCTTGCTCTCCCCAAACAATTGCTTTGCCTTTCTGCGCAGCAGCACCTCGAGGTACTGCGACCCGACGATGCCAAACGCGCTCCCGAGGCCGAGCAACGCGATCGGCGGCAGATCAGGGATCTGCAACAGCGCCAGGCCGGCGACCATCGACGTCGCCGAACCGAGCACCGCGCGCCCTGCAACGAGCCGAAACGTCAGCTGTTCGCTACCGACCAGAACCTTCGCAATTCCAATCAGTCCGCCCATGAGGATTAACTCCAAGATCGTCTTTTCGTGCTCTTGCATTACTGCTCCCCGATTCCTGCCCCGTAAAAAGAAAGGCCGCCAAATTGGCGGCCCATCACACAATCCCTGTCGCATCCAGCACCATGAACATGTGATGCCACTGCTCTTTAAATCCCGTAAAGTTTGGCTTCCTCCCACCTCCCCACATCGAGGTTCCCCATGCGATCGTGTCGCCAGTCACACGAATCGACGTCATCTCCAGACCGGCGGGGGCATAGCTCCAGCCAACATGCACCGGCGCGATAGCCGAAATCAAAACAGGCCTGCCGTACGATCGCGACTTCCACTGCGGCCCGGGAGCCCCAATCGTCACAAATCCCGTGCCAGGCACGTAGTGATCGACGATCACATCGAGTACGCGAAGGAACGGCACCGACGTGTCCGCGATGAGCTTCGTATCCGGCGCAAACACCTGAAACCCGAAACCACTATTGACGGGGGGTGTGCGATCGAACAGAAAAAAATAGACGACGCATGGGCGCTCAGTCACGAATCGAATCGTGTAAGCGCCACCGTCGACGCTCACGTTCCAAACCGAAATACCGACGCCATCAGATGCATACACGCCATACATCGGCCCGACTGTGGAGTTGAACGAGAATGCGATGCTCGGAAGCGTCGCGCCGAACGGCTTCCCCACATCGTTGACCGCAAGCGGTAACGAAGTGTCTACCGCCTGCCCTGACATCGCCTGCACCATCTGATAGTTCGGTGTCCTCCCATCGATCTGATAAAGGCCGCTGTCCGTAAATGCCTGAAACCCTGCGTCCATCAATACACCCCGAAAACAAGCCAACCAGGCACCGGCGAGTATGCGTTCGATCCGCTGCTATTCCCGCTGTACGACCAGCTGATTCCGAATGCATCGATCGCGACAACCGGCGTAGGCTCTGCACCGCCGACACGCCGAAAAATCCACTGCGGCATGAACGCCCAGAACGGCGTGCCCCCTGACAAATCAGCCGGATTGGACCCCGCACCGCCTCCCGTGTACACGATCCCAACGACGCGCCCGGCACGCGACGTACCGTCGAGGACCATGCGGCCTGTGCCATCCCAAACCCAGAACCCCGCGCTCATTGCTGCCACACCCCCCATCGCACGCGCAGTACGCCGTTTGCGTCGTATACGCGCCCGCCGTTGCTATCGATTACCGTCCGGTTGCCGCGACCATCGGTCGAGTTGATTTCGAACCAGCCGCTCTTGTCGAGCCGCCATCCCTGCTGTCCCGCGACGTAGTTGTCCGACTGGATGTAACTGCCGATCATGGCGTTCGTGATCCACCCGGCACCAATCAGCGCCTGCCGCAAAAACACCTGGCCGCCCTGCACCACGAACGGCACGATCGACGCGCCCCCGTTATTCGGATCCACCACTGCGAAGCGCTGCGCCGACACCAACACCTGTGACTCGAAAATGCCCTCGTTGTTGTTGACCCCAATGCCGATGCCGGCGATGTACGTTCGGCCGTCCGACGTGATCTGCGTTTTGATCTGGTACGACGCCGAAACACGCCCATTCAGATCCGCATACGACTGCGCAACCGTCTGGACCGCCGCAGCGTTCGCGTTCGCCTGCGCACGAACCGTCGTAATCTCTTCTGCCTGCGCACTCACCGCGTCGACGCGGGCCTGTGATTCAGTTCGAATATCGGCATACAACGATGCCTGACCGTTCTGCATCTGCGCCGTCACAGAATCGAGCCGCTGTGCGAGCGCCATGTCGGCCTCGGCACGCGCAGCTTGCTCGGAGTAGACGCCGGCCATCACCTGTGTCGATCCGGCCGCCTGCCCCGTGTCGCCCGCCATCGGCACATTGAGCTGCGCAGACACCTGATTGATTTGCGATGCAAGTGCACCGTCCGCGTCCGCGCGAGCCTTCTGCTCGGCCGAAATTGCCGCTGCATTGGCGCTGGTGGACGCCGATACCGTGTCAATGCGCGTCGACAGCGCACTGTCCGCATCGGCGCGCGCGCTCTTTTCCGATACGATTGCCGCAGCATTCGACGCCGTACCGCCCTCGTCCGAGAACGGTGTCGCCGAGGCGCTCTGCTCCAACTTGACTCGCCGCCATTTCAGCGTTGTCCACCTCGCATTGGTGCAGACCAACCTCACTCGGGCGAACGCGGCACGCGCCGGCACCGAAGCATCGACTGTCGAATATCGGCTCCACGTCCCGTCCATCTTTGCGGGTGGCGTATTGTTCCCGTCGAGCACCTGCTGCCGGTTTGCGTCGAAATACAGCACGTCGAAGTAATTCGACCCGGAAGCAGCGGCATCGACAAGGAGCTCGCCAGACACGGCATACGGCAAACCGCCCGTCACAGGAACGAGGTCGGTCTGAAATACCGTGGTTCCAACCGCACCTTGCGCATCTGCAGCGAACCGGTAGCCATCAGCGTCAAGCGCCGCCGTGAAACCGCGCGGCGAACTCCATCCGGATACGCCATTGACACCCGACGGATTCGGCAACAGATTCGCAGCGGGCTTCTCCGTGGCCCCTACTCGCGCGGTGAGCGCCGTGATACTGGTTGCGTTGGCAGTGTCGCCATCCGCTCGCGCCTTTTGTTCGGCTGTAATCGCCGCCTTGTTGGCATCGGCGGTCGCCGTCACCGCATCGATGCGCGTCGACAGTGCGCCATCAGCGTCGGCACGCGCTTTCTGTTCAGCCGAGATCGCCGCGGCGTTGGCGCCGGTAGACGCCGCAACCGTATCAATTCGGCTCGATAGCGCACCGTCGGCGTCGGCACGGGCTTGCTGTTCGCCCGTGATCGCCGCCTTGTTCGCGCCTACGTCGGCAACGACCGCGTCAACGCGCTTGCCGAGCGCCGTATCGGCACTGGCACGCGTCGTCGCCTCCGACGTGATTGCTGCCGTGTTGTTGTCGGCCTTGGCGACGACTGCATCAATACGCGTCGACAGCGCCCCGTCAGCATCGGCTCGCGCGGTCGCCTCTTGCTTTATGGCAGCCGCAGCGTCGCCGACACTGGCAGTCACCGTATCGATCCGCTTGCCGAGGGAATCGTCCGCCGTCTGCCGGGCTTGCTGCTCGGCCGTAACTGCCGCGCCGCGTTGCAGCGCTTCCGCAGCAACGGCATCGGCTCGGTCCTTTGCCTCTTTTGCGATCGCGTCCGTGCGATCTTTCACCTCCTTTGAAATTGCGTCCGCGCGGGCCCGCGCCTCGCTGGCGACTGCCGCCGCGCGATCCGACACCTCCTGCGCTATCGCACTCGCGTTGTTTGCGACATCCTTCTGAATTCCCGGGATCGCATCGATCGGTTTTTTCAAATCCTCGCCCAGCGCCGAGTGGGAGATCTGCCCCTCGAAGTATTTTTCGTAGGCGCTTTGATCGTTCGTCGGCTGCCCCTGTACGCCCGAGCCAGATGCCGGGAACCACGGTCCGACATTCCCCGTCGTATCGACCAGGCGGGCCCAGTAATAGAAGACCTGACCGACCGCAAGACCCTGGATTGACGTCGAGGCCTGCGGGTACGCAAAGTCCGACAGCTTGATTGCGTCGGCGCGGTTCGGCGTGCGGCTTTGCCAGATTTCCGTACGTTGTGTGTCGCCCGCTGAGCCGTCAGCCGGGAACGCCCAATCGAGGTTGATGCCATACACAACGCCCGAGGCCTTCAGCGATACAACAGCTGGCGGCAGGCTCGTTTTGCCCGTCAACTGCGTTTCCGCACTGACGGCCGGCAGCGACGTGACGCCCATCACATTCTGCGCCCGCACGCGGGCCACGTAGCGGCCCTGATAGATTCCCGGCACCTCGACCTGCAGGCTGCCGGTCCGCGCGACCGTCACCCACTCACCGTTGTCCTTTCGCCATTCCGGAAGGTACGTCACGGCGTTTTCCGCGGAATCCCAAGCGATGACCATCGTCGTTCTCGAAATGCCCTGGTCGACCGCCGAGTATGTCGAGACCCTCACGTTTGCCGGCGCGCCTTGCACCGACGGCGGAATAATCGTCGGTGGCCGCTGCTGGATTTGCACACCTTCGTCGATCGCCGCGTATTTCCCCGGCTCGTGCATCGCCGCGATGATTGTGTATGCGATCTGCCCGTCGTCGTCGCTCTCCTGCACGCTGACAACGCGATAGAGCTGGGCGGCAAGCTCGCTGCCTTCGATCATCCACACCGCGCCGGAAACTGGATCGGCATCGAAACGATCCGCCATTGTGAGCACGTCGCCATCGACCGACTTCACGGTGCGCGATTGCGCAACACCCGACGGCAGGATCGCCGTGAAACGATCGCCCGGTGCCACCGTCGGCGCCTTGTCCAGCGTGACGACCGCGCCAGCTGCGGAGCGGATTCGACCGCCGATTCGCCGGCCCGCCTTCCTCGGATCTGCAATCGCGATGACCTGGCCAGGCCCGACGAGCACGCCGTCCATCCCCACCTGAAACGACACCGTGCCCGACTCGTAGCGGGACGTCAGAAGAATCCACTTCCCGAGCCGATGCGCTTGGGCCTGCGACGTGCAGCCGAACGCGGTAATCTGAGTCTTGACGACGCCGTATCGCGCGATTCCGTCATCGTCAGGCACATATTCGACGGCCTGCTTGTACTGGTTCGACGGATCGTTGTAGCTGACGAGCGCAACCGTGTATCGCGTCTTACGCTCGCTGCCCACGTACCGGAATGCCCCGTCGATCACGTTAGCCGCGGTGTACACATACACAGGATCCGAAGGCATGTCGGCCGATGCGACCACGGCGCCTGGCCCCCAGTACGCGATGCCGCGGAAAACACTGGCGATGTCCTGCAGCACCTTGAACGCGTCGGCCGCCGACTGAATCACGCAATTGCACGTGAAGCGAGGCTCGACGCCGCCCTTACCATCGGACACCATCACATCACAGTAACGCGCGATTTCGTACAGCCCCCACTTGTCGATCATCGACGCATCGACCGTTTTTCCAACGCCGTACCGCTCGTTCAACAGCAGGTCATAGAAGATCCACGCCGGGTTGTTCGTCCACGCCAGTCGGAACGTGCCGTCCCACACGCCCGAGTACGTGCGCGCTTCAGGGTCATAATTCGAAGGCACGCGGACAATCAGGCCGCGAACGTGGTACGAGCGCACCGGCACCTGCGAGAACGAGCGTGCGTCGAACGTCATGCCGACGAGCGCCGTCATGGGGTAGCGGAGCTTGCGATCGATAACCTCGGTGATCGCCTCGATATTCACCATGTCTGCGATCAGCGAGCTGTGCGCGTTCGGTGTGATACGCCGCACGCGCACCAACCAGCCGGTTGATGCGCGCGGCAGCTCGATACGATGCGAGCGCTCGTACAGCGACGTCGTTTTTCCATCGAATGCCGACGACAGCACCTGCGCATACGAGCCACCGTCGACCGACAGATCGATCGCATATTCGACGCGATAGCCAAACACGCCGGCTGCCGGATCGCTCTTTTGCAGCGCAGGCACGCCGAAGCGAATACGGACCGCCGTCAGCTGCGTGTTTTGCACCTGCCGCACCCACGGCGCATCGGAGGTCAGCGACACACCTATGGCCGATTCGCGTTCGACCGCCGGAAAGCCCGGCATGAAATCCTGGTCAAGCGTGCCAGTGCGGACATCGACGCTGTAATTCTGGAAATTGACTGAGCCGTCCGAATTCTGAATCGGCGTGCCGTCGAGAAACACCGACTGCATACCCTTCACCAGACCTACGATCGGGCCCTCGGAAATGATGTCGAGCACCTTCGCGCGCGCGATCGAGTGCAGGTTGTCCGGTGATTCACCGCCCCCACTACCGCCACCGCCGCCACCCTTCGCGCCGCTGATCCGCCTCGGGCCAGATTCCGCGTAAATCTTCTTCACACTTGGTCTTCCGTATAAATGCCCGAGCTGACCACCTTCGAGCCGACGATCATTTCGCCGTAGACAAGCGGCACGGGCTCGCCCTGCGCCGCGCTGTTCACTGGTCCGTTGAAGTAGTAGGACGTGCCGTTGTCTGCAACGCCCGAGAGCCCCGCCTGTTGCGGGCTCAGCATCTGTGTGATGCCGCCGAGCGCCATCGAGACGCCCAGGCCGATAAGCGTCGGCTGATTAAAGACGAAACCGACCACGGCTAGGGCAGCGCCGAGAATCGTCTGAAATAGCCCGCCGCTCTTGCTGCCGATGATTACCGGGGCGATCCGAATCGTGTCGTTGCCGACCGGCGCATCGAGATCGTCTTTGCTGAGGTTTCGTCGACCGTTGAATACGGCGAACGTCAACCGCTTGCTTTGCGCGTCGAGCAGGAACTGCCGAAAGCCCGGGATCAGCACCGACAGCGCGCGCAGTGCCTCGGACGTCGACGACACCGACAGACGATGAATCCGACCGAAGCGCGTGCCCAACATCCCGTAAAGCCTCACCTCACGCACTTTCTCGATCAATTCGCGCCTCCGACATATCGCAGCACCGTTGTGCAACAGTCTCGCCACATCGCACCCCAGACTGCCCGACACGACAATCGCCCGTACATGTGATGCGCGAACATGCCGTCACCGAGATACACCCCCGAATGATTGGGCACGCGGTTCTTGCTCCGGACCTGCATCAGCAGCACGTCGCCCGGCTCGAGCTGCGCGTCGCGCCCCAGGTCGAGAAACCCCGCGTCCTGGTAGTGCGCGATATACAGGTTCGAATACCCGTCGTCCCACCACCCGTCCTTCCGCTCGAAGTCTGGTAGCGCGATGCCGCGCTCCGCGAGATACCAGTCGCGCACGAGCGAATAGCAATCGAGTACACCGTGCAGATACTCCCGGCCGTACAGCGGCGCGGCGTATCCGCTCGGCCCAAATTCGCACCAGTTGTCGACGGCGATCGAACCGTCCGCCTGCACGCCGAGCGATACGATTACCCACACCGGAATTCCGGCACGCTCGCACATTGCACGGTCGCCCATACTCGGCTGCGCGATGCCGTTTGGATGCGAGTGCACCAGCGCGAGAATCTCGCCCATGTCCTCCGCGTCCGCGTAATCCTCGGATGCGAGTGAGAATTGTTCGGTTGGCGCCGACGCGACGTTTCTACCGGGCAAATAGACGTCTCCCGCGGTGGTCCTCACGACGAGCCCGCAGCATTCGCGCGGATACTCGGCAATCGCGTGTGCCGCGATCGCCTGCTTGATTCGTTCGTCCATAAAAAAACCCGCCGATTGGCGGGTCCGTGAAGTGAGGTTGGTCGGATGGCTAGGCGAGCGTGTCGCACAAAAAGCCGCCGTGCGGCAGCGGATTGTTCACGCCATACCGGCATTCACACCCGCTGATTTTCTGGCTGCACCGATCGAGCGCTGGATCGCTCACCGGCTTGTCGTCCTTGTCGAAAAACACCATGGCGGTATAGCCGCACTCGGGTCCGCGATAGCGCCATTGGCACATGCCGACGATCTGCCGCGCCGGCACCTGCTGACCGCCAAAATCGAGTGGCGACGACAAGGTGAATTCGACCTGCACGCCGGGTTGCTCATCGCTTTTCTGCTCAATGCGCCACTGCTCGACAGGCCACTCCTCATTCGGATCTGCAGACGGATTGCTTCCCGCCACCCCAGACCCAGTCCACGTCAATACTGCGGATTTCAAGGGCGCGGCCGGCAGTTGAACGATACCGGCTTGGTCGACGGTGTAATCAGTCATCGATACGGGCGTGGCGCCTGTGGGGATGTACGCGCCCGTTTCCGTACCTTGTACCTGCATCGCGCCCCACACGAGCACGTCCGCGCGCGCCGAACCCTTGGACGCACGCAGATCCAGCCGGAAGCCCCGCGCGGTATCCATCGCCGGCGCCGCATGCTCGAAATACGTCCAGGCCGGCGTGACATTCGCGATGATTGGGTAGGCATTGTGAAAGCTGATCTGCAGCTGGTAAATGGAAACGCCATCGAACGATCGCAGCCATACCCCCTGCGCAAAGGTCTGTCCTGTGATCGTCGTTTGCCCTTGCGACAATTCGCTTCGATCGTTGTCCGTCGTACCGGCCCCGCGATCGAATACGATCCGGCATGCCCGACTTACGCCATCCGGCGCGAGGCCGGCATTCGGCGTCACCACAGGTGCGACCCCCGTTCCGTAACCAATCTTCGACCATGCGGACTGCGCGAAGTCTTCTGAGAAGCGGATCGCGTTCGTCCGCGTCGCCCTGTATAGGAGCCTGCTTCCCTGCCAGTCGGTCCGCCGGATCGCCGTCACCGCCAAATCGCGGACGACCGCGAGGCCGTCAGGACCGACGAGTTGAAATGCACGCGTAACACCGTCACCAATCCCAAACCGCTCGTTCTTCGCGACCTGATCGATCGGGAAGTTGATTGCGTCGAGGTACTTGGCGAGCGTTCGGCGTCGGTAGACTTTTGCCCCGACAAGATCGTCGAGCGCGACGCACAGCGCCGTGATCGTGCCGTCGATGTCCCCGACGGTCAGTGTTGGCGACGGCTGGCGTGCGTCTGACGTCCGCTCGAATCCGGCCGCCTGGATCGGCCACGGTTTGTATTCCTTCCCTTGCCACACGATCGAAGTCGACTGCAGGTGTCCGTGAAAGCGCAAGACGTCGCCGCCAATCGCACTGCAATCGACTTCGAATAGTTCAACGCGCCTGCCAGGTTCCAGCTGTTGAATGTCACTGGTAATCGACATTACACGGTCACTCCGCGGATATTTATCGCCAACGCGATAGGGCCTACATTCGCAGTCTTGAATCCACTCACTTGAATACGGTAGGTCCGACCTACCACGAGACCAGTTGCTGCGATAGACGCGCTCACGTGATAGAAATTGCTCCAGTTGCCGATTACCGCGAGTAAGTCTTGGTAGGCCACGCTTTCATCTAGTGCCGTCCCGGTAGCGGTATCGATCAACTTGAAGTTGTAACCGACGGTCAAATTCGACGACGTACCAGCAACAGCGATACCGCCGAAGAACGAAATCAGTGCAGTACCGTTGAGGCCCTTGTGAGTGAAGTTATAGCTCCACATATTCGCGAAGGCGCCGGAGCTGCTATACGGCGTGTCCACCACCGTGGTCGAGGTAGTGACCACGCCTCCGCCGAGCTGGGAGGTCTGCACCGGGCTCGGCAAGTTGCCGGTATCCCACGGCACTTTTCCGTCAAATGTCGGCCGACCTGAATATGCCGGTGCACCTCCCAAGTAGGCAACGGTCGCCTCTTGTGAATATGCCGACACTGAGGTGCCAGCCTCGCATTTGAGGTTGGCGTACGTCGCCGCCCCGATCGGACCGATCGGCCCCGCAGTCACTCCTATCCGAAACCGCATCTTTGTAGTTCCGGCGGGCGCCGTTCCGGCCGCAGTGCGAAACGTCGGCCCGCTGCCAAACGTTACGGAGGCCGGCGCAATAACCCTCAGGAGCGCGTTAGACGCATCGACGAATTCCACGCCAAACGTTGCAGCCCCCGCCGTCATACCGCTGGCCGCAATTACGCCTTGAATCGCGATCTCAATTCCGGGAACCGCTGGAATGTAATCGCTGTAGTTGTACAGCGGGCCGCCAGTCAGGGCAACCGCATTCCTGAAGAATGGTCCGTTTCCCGCATTCGCATCGCGATCTGCCGTGAAGTTGGTGCCGTTCCAGCCGATGTTTCCGAGTTCGCCTGAGGCATTCACCAGCAGGTTCGCGCCCGCGATGCCGCCAAGCTTCCCAAATGCGAGCAGGTCGCCGCCGACACTGAGCGCACCATTAACTACCTCATCATCGCCGTATGCCCGGCCGCGCATGAGAACTCGCCACGCATTCACGCCGTCCGTATCCAGCAAAACCGCCTCGCCGGTGTTGAGCTTCGTGAGTGCGAGCGCGTCGCCGGATCCGGCCGCGACGGCGATAGCAATCGCCTTTCCGACGTTCCGGATATGGAGCACCCCGTCGGCAGCGCATGCCGAAGCCGCCGGCAAAGTAATCGTGCCGCCTGCAGCAATGTTGATGCTTACCCGTCTCCCCAGATGACGGGCCGCAGTCAACGCCTGCGATGAAGTAATGGGAGATGCCGTCGTGAGCACGGCCTGCGCGCTCAATACATCAACGTTCGCGTTGAACTTCGTGTTCGCCGTACGCTGGTCGTCGCCGCCTGACCCTGTCGGCACCGTGCCCAGGTTTGCTTTTTGAAGAATTGCCATTCCCTGTCCTACGGTGCGAATGTCTGTTCAAACTGTGCGGTGATCGTGTACGACTTGCCGTCCTTTACCGGCTCCGAATACTTCTCGCACACGAACCGCCCCTGCTCGCGAAGTGGCGGCGCCCACAAAAACGAGATCGCGCCCGCATGTGCGTCGAGGAACTCCAATATCGCCGTGATCTTGGCCGCACTGCCGACGAACCGCAGGTTGTATGTCGACGACCGATTGTTGAGGCCGTCGGCCGCACGCTGCGTGTACCCATCGCCGAACTCGGCTTTTCGCACATGCAGCGTCGTGTCGCCGCCGAAACCTTGCACGGTCGGCGACCAATTAAATGTGTCGGTCATCACCCCATCCCGTTTTTCAGTTTCCAGAGCGCTCCACCTTGGCGGCTCTCAGTGGCGATGAGCCCCCGTACCATCTGTGTGAGTTTCTTCACGAACTCGGCGCTCGCCATCATCTGCGACGCGTCGCCGCTGCCACCCTCGATCGTCACCGGAATATTCAGCTCGATTCCGCCACCCTGGCCACCGAGCACGCCACCACCAGCCGAGCCGCCGCCAACGAGCCCGCCGTTCGCAAATTTCGCGAAGCCGAGATCCTGCCCGCTGTTGATCGCCTCGAGCAGACGAAGCACGCCCGGCTTACGCACCGCCGCAGCCCTCACCACGAATTCCTCGTTCGAAAGCCACGCGGGGATGCTGTCACTCGTCGACGTGCCGGGCCCGGTAACACGCCCGCCCGTGGCGAGGTGAAATCCGTAAGCATTGCCACCGTTACCCGCAAATGCATCCGTCAGGCCGCCACCGATACCGCCCAACAGCGACGACGAACTAAAGCCACCAGCCGCCGACGCGCCCAGCCCCAGGACAGAACCAAGGGCGCTAAACACCGGCGCCATCGCTGCCCGCGCAGCGAACCGCGCCAGATCGGCGATCATGCTGTCCACGAGCCCGCGGAAATCCAGCTTGCCGGTTGCCGCGAACGATGCGACCGCATCCTCGAGGTTGCGAAACGAACTGGTGAATGCCTCTTCCGCCCTGCCTGCGGCGTTCTCCGCGGACTCCTGATACAGCGCGACCGCGCGGCTCGCGCCGACGCGCCAATCACGCTGCATAGTGAGCCGCTGATCGAGATAACCGCGTTCACGCTCGATCTGCTCGGCCTCGGCCCGGTTGATGCGCTCGATTTCGGCCAGATATTCCGGCGAGCCGAGCGTGCCGTCCTTGCGCGCGCCCTTCGTAAAATCGTCGCGTCGACGTCGAAACTCATCGCCCACGCGGCTCATCGCCTGATTCAGCTCGCGCGCGTTGTCGCCCATCGACATCGACGCGAGCTCGCGCTCGACCTCGCGCTGACGCTCCGACGCGTAGTCGGCCAGCTCGGCATCGATCTGCGCGCTGCGCTCCTTCAGCTTGTTGATCGCGTCGTGATACCGCACCTCCTTCTCAAGCTGCACAGCGCGGTCGTATGCCGCACGAATCGCCGCCTGATCGCGGATCAGGCTCTTGTCCCCCTCGGATAGCTTTGCGCGCTTGCCGGCCAAGTCAGTCAGTTTCTGGTCAAAGCCGATGCGATCCTTCTCGGACTGCGTGAGCTTGTCGGTCGCGACCGCCTCGACACGCAATTGCGCGATCCGCTGCGCGATGTTGTCGAGCAACCGCTGGCTTTCCGACTCGCCTCGAGCGCCACCCGAGCGCGCCTTGTGTCCCAACGCCGGCGCATTAACGGTGATGCGCGCGACCTGCGCGGCCGACTCCGAAACCGTATCGTCGAAAGCCCGCTTACCACGCGCCGCAGCCGCCGCCCGCGCCGCATCAGCGTTGAACCCGAATTTCTCGAATTTCTTGCTGACGAGATCCGCCTGAAATTCAGCAAGCGCCGCCGCAACAACCATCTGCTGGTTCATCAGCGCGAGTTCGCGCGTCAGGTTGTCGATATTCCGACGTGCGCCCGCCTCGGCCTTGGCATCCTTGTCCTGAATCGCCTTTTCGAGCGACTTGTACGCGTCGGCCCGGCCCGCAATCAAGCCGGCCTGCCGTGCCTCCGCCGTGTTGGCGCTCTTCGACTTCGCCTCATACTCGGCGCGCTGCCGCGCAGTCATGCCGATCACGTCGGACGCTTCCTTCAGCTTCTCGACGTACTTGTTCCACGCCTCGGCAGCCATACCGCCCGCGAAGAAATTGTTTTCCTGCGTGAGCAACCTGATTCCGTCTGCGGCACCGCGAGCCTCCGCGCCCATCGCCGAAAGAGCCTCGGAGTTTTTCCTTGAAGCACCCTCGGCAACGTCAATTACTTCCGCCGCCGCGATCAAGGACTCTCGAAGTTCCGCCCCGCCACCCGTCGCCTTCGCAAACTCATCGATAAGCCCCAGCCGAGCTTTCGATTTCTCGACAACACTCTCCGCTGATGCCTCGACCGTGCGAAGAGACGCGTTGAGCTTGTCAACCGCCTCTTGAACTTCCGGAGACAGGAAAGCGATCCCGCCATCCATCGACGCCGGCATTACCGCCTGTGTTGCCTTGAAAGCAAGCGTCTGATACGCCGCCGCCACATCGGAATTCGAGCGCTGCCCCGCCTTTTCAACACGAAGCCGCTCCGCCTCCTGCATGAGCGGCGACAGCTGCCGATATTTCTCGATGATCTGGTCGAGCGGCGCCTGCATGTCGACCAGGCTCGACGTCGCGCTGCTCGCGTGATCGCGGAATACCAGCCAGTTCACTGCGGCGCCGAGCGCCACCGTGCCGACTGTCGCGATGATGCCCGGCAGGCCGCCCATCACCGACAGCAGACCGGTCCCGACTGTGCGCATCAGCGAGCCCGCACGGGCGGCAGCAGTCTGTGCCACCGCCGCACGCTCGGTTGCCGCGGCCAGGCCCGCCGTCGCCGCTGTCGCGCCGCGCTCGGCCCGCTCGCGTGCCTGCGTTGCCGCCGCAACCTCGCGCTCGGCGACCGCGAGCCCCTTCTCGGTTTCGGCCAGCGCCGCCGCGTAGCGCGTCTGGTCGACCGTACCCTTGGCCGCCGCAGCTTCCAGCGCCACGCGGCGCTGCTGCGCAAGCGCGAGAGATGCCTCGGCCCGCTCGAGCTCGCCCTGCGCCACTGCCGTCTCGCGCGCGATCACAGCCGCGTACGGCGTGCCGGCGATCCGCGTGCCGATCTCCTGACTGCTCGCAAGATTCGAACGCGCTGTCGCCACCTGCGCCACGGCGCTCGATTCAATCGCCCGCGCCTCTGCAAGCTTTGCCTCTGTGTACCGAATCGAACCTGCCGTCAGTGCCGATTGCATGGCGAGGCTTTCGCGCATAGCGCGCATGCCAGCCAATTCAGCCTGTGCCGCAACTTCGGCCGCCTGAGCGTTCTGCAGTTTCGCGGCCGCCGCGTCACGGTCGCCCTGCGCCCGGCTGATCGTCACCAGTGCAGCCGCATTCTCTGCCTGCGCTTTCGCGAGTAGCGCTTGGCGCTCGGCATTCCACGCAATCGCCGACTTTCCCGCGGCTACTGCAGTCTGCACGAAATACACCGCGAGCCGGCCCGCGGCAAGCGACGCACTGATCTTCACGATCTGGTCGATGTGCTCAGCAACATAGATGATGCCTTGCGACAGCTTCGCGCTCGCGCCCGTGGCCTGGTCCGCTTCACCGATGTATTTCAGGATCTCCGTATGCAGACGCGTCATCGACTGATCGACCGTCACCTGCATCTTGGAGAACAACGCGTCCGTGCTCGCCTCGGCGTTCTTCAACGCATCGATGAGGTTTTCGACGGTCAGCTTGCCAGCCTCCGCCAGCCCCTTCAGCTCGGACGAGCTTCGCCCCATCCCGCGCGCGATTGCCTCGGCGACGCCGGGCAGTTCTTCAAGCACACTGTGCAGATCCTGGCCGCGCAACTGACCAGACGCGAAAGCCTGGCCAAGCTGCACGATACCCATCCGCGCCGTATCGGCGGAAACACCGGACAGCGCGACCGCCTTGCTGATCGTCTCGACCAGCGGCCCAACCTGCTTGATCGATAGGCCAAGATGACCCGTGTTGTTCGCGATGCGCTGATACAGCTCAGCGGTTGCATCGAGCGGTTGGCGTGCCGTACGCGCGATTTGAACCACATCGTTTTGCGCGATCGCAAAGTCGATCTGGTCTCGCGTGACGATCTTGAGCCGGTTGCTCAGGTTCGTCCATTCGTCGGCATATTCGACGAGCCGGTGCACGCCGAATGCCGCAGCGGCTGCCTCGGCATACCCGCGAATCGACCCTCGCGCGGCCTCGATCGCGCGCACCGTCACCTGTACGCTTGCCGCGTTCGAAGCGAATGCCGCGTCGGCAGCCCGGCCCCCATCCCGGACTGCGTTGAAATATCCGCCGGCTGACGATGCCAATCCGCGCATCCGACGGTCATATTCCGTCGTGTTGGCGGTCACGCTAACAATCAGTTCGCGCAGACTTGTTGCCATATTTTTCCGCCTACTTTGCCATGCTCATGAGGGCTGCGAAGAACGCATCATCAGCAACCTCTTGAACTTCATCCGATTCGCTGCCACCCCAGTTTGGCAACATGTCGGACACCTTCACCTTTGCGCCCTGAGCCTGGAACACTGCCGACGCGACCATCGCGGCATGCAAGTCGTACCGGTCATCGCTGATCGGCGATTCGGCGTCCAATGCCTGCCACAGCACAAACTCGGCCGCTGACATCGACGCGCGCAGCTCGGCAAGCGTCTTGCCAAGGCGCAGCGCCAACGTCAGTTCAAGTCGGAGGTCGGGGTTTCGGCGGAAGGCTTTTTTCCCGCTTCGTCCGGGTCGACGTTGAGGTCGCCGAGCACGATCGCCTTGGAGACGATACGATCGTGTGCGGCACCGTACGCTTCAGCGACATCCTTGGCATCGTCGTCCTCGAATTCGCGGCGCCAGCCTTCCGGCGTCTCGATGAAAAGGACGCGCACGAACAGACGCGCGTATGACGCCTTGTAATCTTCGGCGCTGACGCGCGCATACTTCGCGCGCGCCGTGTCCTGGTCGTCGTCCTGCTCGACACCCGCCGACGCGCGAAGCGGTTCGAGCCAAAACGCACGGTCCTCGAGCAGAGGCTCGCGCACGGCGACAGTGACGCCGTCCCACTCCGGCATCGGCACAAATTCGTGTTTCCAGCCGGCCAGCGGGTTGAGAATCGCGGCGCGGATCGCGCCAGCTTTTACCTTGTTCGTCATCTTCTATTCCTTGCTGGTTCGCGATATTGATCAACCTGCCGACGGCGGGATTTCCTTCGGCGAACCGCTGACGCGCACGCTGTACGTCGACGTCACGATTCCATCGACGCCTGCCGACCACGTGTACTGACGCACCATGCCGACGAACAGAAACTGCGCACCGTTCCGGAATGTGACGCGGAACACTCGCTTTTCGCCAGTCCCGCGAGCAGCCCGGAGAGCCAACTGACCTTCGTCGTCGGACGAATAGTTGCCGTCTACCGAGAATTCGCCCGGATCCGGCAAGCCCAGCTCGAATTCCTTCTCTTCGCTCGCGAGCGTCGTCACGTCGATTTCCGACGACTGGCCGCCCTGCCATTGGATCGTCTTGCCAGTCGTGTTCAAATCGACGAAAACCAGCGTCTTGTCATCGAGGTCCGTCGAAACAGTCTTCGACACCTCGACCTTCGTTCCCTGCGCCTTGATGCGCTTGCTTTTCTCGGCCATAAGCCCCTCAAATGAAAATGGCCCGCACTCGGCGGGCCAAACAGAAAAATGAATTGCTTAAAACTGGACAGACAACTCGATACTCAGCCGGAAATCACCCGTGTCGTTCGAATAGTCGTCAGGCAATTCGCTGATCCCACCGACGTCGAACCGACCGCTCGATGACGAGCGATCAATGATCTGATCGACAAGCGAGTCGGCCTCCGTATAGGTTTTCGCGTAAACGTCAATCTGAAACATGCCCGACTTGCCGCCGGTCACTCCGCCAAGCGCCATATCGCGCTCACCGCTCACGCGCGACACGACGTAGTACGGAGACTTCGCAGTCGACGCGGCAACGGACACGTAGCCCTTGGCGACGCCCACTGTCCCTATCGTGTTACGGACAATCAATGCGCTCAAAACCCACCCCCAACCACTTCGTCGATCGCGCGAGCAATTTCGGTTCGAATCGCACCTTCAGCCTGCGCGATCGATGCATCGAACGCCGGTCGCATGAACGGCTCGGACTTCATGTGCTGCGCGCCAAGCTCAACGAAACGCCAGTAGAACGCGTTATTGGGCGAATCCTCCTTCCCCTTCGTTCGAACACGAACACCAGCAGTCGCCACACCTGGCGAGTCCTTCTGCCGCAGCGAAGCCGAAACGATGTTCCGCTTCAGCTTCCCCGTCTTTTTCGGCGCTCGCGCACGGGCTTCGTCACGAATGACTTTCGCACCTGCCAACGTTGCGCGTCGGAGTGCCTTCGTCGACTGCGCCTTCGCGAGCTTGGTGAAGTCGGCTTGCAGGTCTGCGAGACCAAGAATCTGGATGCTAGACATACTTCTCTCCCACCTTTACTGACAGGTCGAGATAGCCACGCATACGGGCCGGCAGCACCGCCGTGATGTCGTACAGCCTACCGTCGTACCGCACACGCATCTGCTCGTCGATTCCTGCCCGATAGCGAATACGCATGCTGGCGACAGTGGAACCTCGAACCGCCCCGGAAACAACGTGTTCTTTCCCGTTCACGAACAGCACGTCGGCCCACGGCCGTGCATGCACGACCCACGCCCCCGGCAACGTTTCGCCGTTCTCGTTTTCTTCCCCGCTCGGCCGCTCGATGACGATTCGCTCTTTTAGTTTTCCAGCCTTCATCAAAACCTCGGCGGAACGGTGATCGAATCGAGCAGCAGGTCCGCGTAGCCGTCTGGCATCTGTGCGATTGCCTGGCCTTCGGAAAAAAGCTCTCGATGATCGTAGGCCCACGCGGCCGCAAGCAACATCCACGACCGCACCGACGGATGCTTTTCGATGTCGACACCAGCCTGATACGTGATCGTCACAGCCCGCGCGTTCGGCCAGTGAGTAGCACCAAGCAGCGCGCACAACGTTTCGCGCCCGAGCTGGACAAGCTCATACCCTTTCGGGTCGAGTGTCGACGCCGTGCCGGTGCCGTCGCGCATTTCGATGCTGTCGACGCGCAGCACTTGACCGACCGACAGCGGAAAGTCACTGACCGGGAAGGCCGCCAGCCGCTCGAAGTAGCGAGCTTTTCGAATTGCGGCCCCCGACTTCCGTTCGGCCGCCTGGCGCGCACCGGGAATCACCGTGCGCTCGATGAAATCCCGTTCTTCGTCGTCATCGATTCGACACTGAATCGCAACGTCCTCGAAGGTAAGCGGCTCCGTGTCGTCCAGGTATTCGACGAGAACAGCAGCCATCTGGGATTACCCCTTTGCCACGGGCTTGCCCGTGTCGGCCTTCTGCGACGCTTTCGCCTCCTTCGATTCCGGCACGGATGCCTCCGCGATTTCCGCATCGACGAGCCGATCGGCGTGCGCGTCCTCGAAACCCGCGATATCGCCGGGCGTGTATTGCGCGTAATGCCGCTTGAACTTGACCACCTTCATGTTTTTCTCCGAACGGCGGCCCGATCACGACGGATCGAGCCGCACGGTTGCGACTACGCTTACGCGCCCCAGGTCACGCCGGACAGCACGGCGATCGACTCGACGTGACGCGGGCCGAAGTCGTTTTTCGCGATCACGCGGATCAGCGTCTGGTCGCGTTGGAACGCGCTGACCACTTCGCCGCCAGCGTCCTTGTAGGTCGCTTCCTTGCTGTAGTCGATCTCGAGCGTTTCCGCTTCGCCGATGAACACGTCACCGAAGTCGGTGAAGTAGATTTCCGACTCCTTGCCGGCGTCACCGAGATTGACGGGCACCTGCGTCGTCTTGCCGACCGGGTAGCCCTTGAGCATCCCGTTGGCGAGCTCGGGATAGACCTTGTTGCCGTTCCCGTCGCGCATACCCTCGAGGAATCGGAACGTGCGGGGAGCCATGATCCAGCCGGGTTGCGTCAGATTTGCGTCGGCGTTTTCGAGCGCGAGAATGGCCTTGCCGAGATCCGTCTCGATCTTTTGCAGCGTCGAGCCGTCACTCGCGGTGATGACGTTGCTGGCAAGAGCCCAGAAGCGCAGCCCCTTCGGAGTGTTCGCCGTGCCATCGTCGCGGATGAACGCCTTGTCTTCGCGCGCGCCGATCGCGGACGTGAGATCGTTGACCACGAGCTGGTCGACGTTCGGGTTCACGCCGGAATACTTGATCAGATCGTTCGCGATCGGCACCAGCGCGGCGAGCTTCTTCGCCGTCAGTTGCAGGTCGTCGAATTGCTGTTGCGTCGCCGGGATATCGCTGTCCGCACCGATGTAACCGACGATCGCACCGCCCTTCAGACGCGGGATGGTGATGTTGCCGTTCGCGAGCGGCAGCGTGCGCGCGCCGAGCTTCCGAACAACCGACTTCGGACGCAGCAGTTCGATCACTTCGCTCGACAGGTTTTCCGGCACGAGCACGCCGCCCGCGCTCGACGAGAGTGTATTGAGAGACATCGCGACTTCCTCGCCGAAACCACGCTCGATCGCCAGTTTCGAAGCAAGCTGCGCGTCGCCACGCGCCGCCGCGAGAGCGCGAACCATACGTGCCATCTTCGCGCCCTTCACTTCCGGGACCTTCGGCTGTGCAGGTACGGACGCCGCACCCGGTGCAGTGACTGCGGCCGGCGTCGGATCGACCGGCACCGCGGCGGCGGCGGCCATGCGCTCCGCGGCTTCCGCGCGCTCGATTTGTGCGGTCAACTCGTTGAATTTCGAGCTGAGCTGGTCGAATTCGGCCTGCTGTTCGACCGACAATGCGGTGCCGCCCAACTCGATCTGAGCCAGCGCTTGAACACGCTGGTTGATGGCAGCGCGTTCGCGGCGGAGTTCATTGACGTTCACTTACCCTTCTCCTAAAAAAAATGCCACCCGAAGGTGGCTTTGTTCAACTGAGACGCGAACGCGCTCTGGTGTTGATCTGGAAAATTCAATTTCTCGCGAACGGTTACATCATCGCCCGCATATTCATCGCCACCGCACGGGTCGACACACTACGTCGGGCGCTCCCGCTCTGACGCTCGGCTCGCGATGCCCGTACTTCGGCGGCGATCCGGTTGATCGCTGCCTGAGGCGTCTCGATGCTGTCCGCCAGCCCGGCGTCGACGCCTTGCTGCCCGAAGTAAACGCCCGCCTGCGTGTCCTTCACCGCCTGCGTGCTCAAGCCACGGAAGTTCGCGATCGCATCGACAAACTGCTTGTAGCTGTTTTGCACCATGCTGGTAAGGAACGATAGCGACTGATCGCTCAGCGGCTCATGCGGCGTCAGGTCGTTCTTGTGATCACCGGCAAACACTGACGTCACCTTGATCCCCTGCTGCTGGTCACGCTGCGAGACGTCGAGATGGTTGGCGATCACGCCAATGGAACCGACGCCCGATGTGCGGCTGACGATCACCTTCGAAGCCGCGGCCGCGATGAGATAGCCGCCCGAGAAGGCCGAAAAGTTGACGATGGCCGTGATCGGCTTGACCAGCGATGCGGCGCGAATGTCGTCAGCCAGTTCGAACGCACCGGTCGCGCTGCCGCCATTGCTGTCGATATCGAGCACGATGTGCTCGACAGCCGGATCAGCGACCGCTTGATTCACCGAGGAACGCAAGCCCTCGTAGCTGGTCATCGGCTCGCACGGATTCATGTGCGCCGAACGCGACACAAGGATCCCCGACACAGGAATGATGTCCATGCCGGTATCGGCAACCAACGCTCGCCGACGCTCGGATGCCGCCGCCATCTGCGCACCGCTGTCGTAGTCGTCATCCTCCATGATTTTCGGCTGCGCGCCGTTCACGGTCAGGTTGACGATGTTGAGGTTGAGCGCCTGGTTCGCCCACTGAACCGCGAGAGACATCATCGGGTCCGTGACGAGCTGCGGTTGATTGAAAATCAGACTTGCAAGTCTGAGGTGCGGCTTCAAGATAGGATCCTCCCAATTTCGTCGAGCGCCGCTTTCGTCGGCTCGGTCTTGCCAGCGGGGAATTGCTGCGGCTTTGACGCATCGACCATGTTCATCGGACTCAGGTAGATGTCGCCGCCATTGACCGGCGGCATGTTTTCGAGCCGCCGGATGTCGTTGATCGACAGCCAGCCCCACTGGCGCCCGACTGCATACGCGGCGTACCGCGACGATTGATCGCCGCGCAGCAGCCCCGCGAGGTTGTATTCGATGAAATACTGCTTGCGCTCCGAAGGCAGCAAGAGGTCGCGCATCTTCGCCTGTTCGTGCCGCTTGACCCACGGCAACAGCGTGTAGATGACGAACTGGAGCGACTGATGCTCGATATTGCTGAATGTGGCCCGCTCGAGCTCGTTCACCATGTGAGCCGGGATCTTGTAGATCCGCGCGATGTCGAGCGCCGACAGGCGCAGTGCGTCGATCAGCGCTGCGTCAACGTTCGTCATCGACAACGGCTTGAAGGTCATGCCTTCTTGCAACAGAGCGACTTTCTTCGCGTTGCCCGACCCGCCAAATTTCGCGTTCCAGCCGTCCGTGATTCGGTCCACGCTGGCCTGATCCTTCAGCGCCGGACTTTCTTTCGGCCTCTCGATAACGCCCGATAGCGCGGTGCCATTCATGAACGACTTTCCAGCGTACTGTTGGATCGCTTGTGCATGCCCGATTGCGTTTGCATGCAGCAGAACCGGTGACAATCCGGTGTAACCGTTGGTCGACATCCAGCGAACGTGATGTACCAGCCGCTTCGGCATCGGTTCGGAACCGTAGACTTGATAAACGGGCATCAGGTCCGAACCCTTCATGACCGTCACCGCCTCATTGTCGAGCGGATACAACCCTTGGATAACCCCGTCCTGATCGCGATCGATGAAGCTGTAGCTGTTGCCGCGCAAACCTGCCGCGACCTGCGACTGCTCCTGGTACTCAAATGGGGTCTGCCAGGGGTTCGGCTCGTACTTCAGGATCGAATACAGCGGATGGTCGACTGCCGGCTTCCTGTCGTCGCCCGAACGTTCATACAGTTCGATCGGCAACTGCGCGATGCTCTCCGAAAGCAGCGTGACGCAGTTTTGCAAGACCGTCAGCGACAACGCGCTCGCCGGCGTAACCACCTGACCAGCATCCGACCGGGCGCTACCTAACAGTGCCGACAGCCATCCTCCGCCGCTCATTTGCGTCTGACTGCCACTGGACAGCAATTGCCTACTGAAGAACATCGGGCTACTCCTTCGGCTGCCCGGCTCGAGGTACACGAGCCGCCGCCATATCCGCCAAGAGCGCCCACAACAGAAGCAGGACACCCGCAACAATCAGCCCGATCGGCAGACTGATCAGCACAACCCCCGTGACCAGCAGCGCAAACCCGAGCAGGCCGGCCACCCAGGCCGCAATGCCAATTGAATTCAAACGCCTACTCCTTGATCGTAGATCGACTCAGAATTGACTCGATCGGCCAGCATGGCTCGACCTATCGCCATGATCAGCGCAACCGCGCCGTCGATTTTGTTGTCGTTGCCCTGCTTGATTGGGCGCACGACGTCGTCATTTCCCGGCAGGTTCTTGCCGATAACGTTGCTGACGCACCAGGTCATGATCGGGTTGCCGTCGTGATGGAACCGGCCTGACGTAATCGCCGCCTCCAACTCCTTCATCGGGTCCGACATGTTCGTGTAGTTCTGCACGATCGTGACCGGCGTCAGCCCTTCGTCCTCGAGCTGATGAGATAGGTTCGTTGCGCCATGCGGGTCGAGTGGCGTGCATTGCACCGGGCACACCCGGTTCGCATCCTTCGCCTCTTCCAGGATGTCGCGATAGTCGATCTCTGCACCGTCCGTTTCGAGGAGAAAGCCCTGATTGACCCATGCCTGATACCGTTCCGCCATCCGGCGGTTTTCGGTGGTGCGGACGGTGTCCTCGGGCACCCAGAAGCGCGGCGCGACACAAAAGTAGTGCCGCCGCCCGTCGATGTCGCGCCACAAAAGCCGCGCCATGCTGTTCAAGTCGAGCTTGCGCGCCATGTCGAGCGCGAGCACGCAGTCTTGTCCCTCGAACTGTTCAAGGGTCAGCGTGCGGTCTTCGCAGGCCTTCCAGTCTTCGAGGTTGAAATAGCCCGTCTTCGCCGACGTCCAGACGTTCAGATGCTTCGTCTTGAACGTGTTTGTGAATCGCGCCGACTTGATCGCGCGCTGCTGCTGGCTCTCCAGATACTCCTGGTAGACAGAAACTCCGATATTCGGATTCGCCTTCGCCAGCACGCGCGGATCGGTCCAATCGTCACCTTCGTCAATCGTCCAGATCCACCCGAAAAGCTCGTCGTCGGGAACCGTCCCCTCGAGCATTTCAATCACCTGCCGACGCTTGTCGAAGCAGGGGCCTTCGATGTTCGCGCCGGCCGTCGTGATGATGAACATGAGCGGCTGACGACGCGCGCCCATGCCGGTCAGCATCGTTTCGTACAGTGCGGCGCTGTCGTGCTCGTGATACTCGTCCACAATCGCGCACGAGGGCGACGCGCCATCGCCGGGGTTGCCTATGATCGGCTCGAATCGACTCCCATCGGCCGGCTTATTCATGTTCGAGGCATTGACCTCGATTCCAGCCGATTCGATGAGCATCGGCGAGCGCTTGACCATCAACTGCGCCGGCCGAAAAACTTCCCATGCCTGCTTTTCAGATGTCGCACCCGAATAAACCTCCGCGCCAAACTCGTCATCAAGCACGAACATCCCGATACCGACGCCGGCCGCGATCACGGATTTGCCGTTCTTTCTCGGTACCTCCCAGTAGCTCTCGCGAAACCTGCGCTTGCCGGTGCGTTTGTTGAGCCACCCGAAGGTCGCCATCAAGCCGAACTTCTGCCACGGCTCCAGCGTTACCGATTGCCCCTTGAATGCCCACTCGCCTTTCGTGTGCGGCAGCAGTTCAATGAGCTCGAGCTTTCGCTCAGCGGCTTCCGGATCGAACTTCCAGCGGAAATCCTTCTTTCGGCTCGCCGCAAGGTCGTCAAGGTGGCGCTTGCAAGCAAGTTGCACATACCGGCAAGCCGCGCGCTTGCCACGAACGACTTCTCGCGCGAACTTGAGCCCCTGCTCTACGCGCGGGAAATTCGTCGCCATGTCTTTCAATCATTTGCCGAGCAGCTTCGCGAAGGGGTTGTCTGGTGTTTTCGGTTTCGCGCCGACCAGGCGCTGCCGGCTCGCCGGGTCGAGCCCTAGCATTGCGCCGAAGCTAGCCATTTGCGCCGCAGCCTCCTTCACAACGGTCGCGGCCGGATTCTTCATCGGACTGCCTTGCGAGCTGTCAACAACAGGGCCGTTGCGAGTCAACTCGTCCTGAGCAGTACGCCAGTTGCCGTAGGCCGCACAGAAGATTTCGACAATGTGCAGGTCGGTCACTTGCAAGATTTTTTGCCCGCAAAGCAGCGGAACAACGCGCTCCCACATGTCACGCGCCTCGTCGCAAATCCATTCTGGCGGCTCGATGTTCGTGACCAAGCCGAAATCCGGCTCGTCCTTATTCAGCGCACGTTTGCCGGGATTTCCCGCAGCGACTTTCCGTGCGGTCGGCTTGGGCTTTCTGCCCCGACCCGGCACTGACGCTATACCTCCCATTGGCCAACTCCTGAATTTTTAATTTCGCGGGCGTAAAAATTCGACGAGGCGGGCGGTCCCGAAGGCGACGCCTCTCAGACTTTTTCACCCCCCTCCCCACCTGCCCCGCCCGCCGGGCGGTCGACGACAGGGCTCGACCGCGCCCGCGTCACTGCAGCCGCTCGCGCGCCGTCTTCGTCGCATGACAGTCGCGACAGATTGCTTGCAGGTTCTCGTCGCGGTCAGTTCCGCCTCGCGCTTTCGAAACCACGTGGTCGACCGCAGTCGCCGTCGTCACTCGCCCAACCTGCAAGCACGGCTGACAAAGACCGCAGTCGCGACGCAAGATGCGCAATCTGATCTTTTCCCACGCGCTGCCGTATCCCCGCGCATGCCGGTTGCCGCGCGCTGCATCCGGCTTCCACTTGACGGCCTCGTGCACGTGCTGATCGCAGTGCGACTTACCATCCGCGACGAGCGCACCGCATCCCCGGTGCTTGCAGGGCTTCATCGGTCGGGCGGGCATAGACGTACCTTATGCGGATTGGACGCATAAACGAAAAAGCCCGCGAGGCTTTCACCTTGCGGGCTTCAATAAATGGTCGGGTAATGAGATTCGAACTACCAACTCCAGCCGACAAGGTCAGGCGGGCGGTCCAACCCGGGTCAATGCCCAGCCAACCAGGCAAGCCTCTCGAGTCATCTTCGGCCTTCAACTTACACCCCGCCTCAAATGCCACTCGATCACGTGATGGCACAAAGCAAAAAGCCCGCTTGCTGTCGCAGAGCGGGCTTCGCTGTTGGTTGCGGGGATAGGATTTGAACCTATGACCTTCGGGTTATGAGCCCGACGAGCTGCCAGACTGCTCCACCCCGCGGCCGCGATTGTAGGCGAAATTGCGCATCACTGCAATCAAAAAAGCCCGCTTGCTTTCGCTTGCGGGCTTCGCTTGGACGCACCTCGCGCCCGACGTCGTCAATATAACGAAACGCGAGCGAGTTTACAACCCCCAAGTTAATTTACTCTTGGATCAGGAATCGATTCCGATTCTTGGCATCCTTGATCCAGGCCGGCGCGCGGCCACGGCCCGACCAGGTCGCGCCGGTCTTCGGATCGCGGTACTTCGCCTCCGTTGGCGCCTTCGTTTGCGTTCCTGACTTGCCACGACGCGCACCGAAAATGTCTTTCTCGGTAATGCCGTATTCCGCGACCTTGGCACGGATCTCTTCGACAACGACCTGAAACTCAGCTAGGCGAGCAGCTTCTGCTTTCTCAGCCAATGCCTCCGCTTGGGCTTTCAGTTCCTTGTAGGTTGCCATGCATTCCTCCAATTGTTGTGTTGTGCATATGATAGACCCTTTGGCTTAAGCGAAGGAGCACATCGATATCCTGCAAGTGCGGATTCCAATGGAAACCTCAGTTACCCGCAGGAAACCGCACGACTTGAATTTCAGAGGGACAGTAACGAAGAAGCCCACGCGGCTTCCCGGGTGGGCTTCATTTAGGCGCACCTCGCGCCCGAGGTCGTCAATCTAGCGAAACGAGAAGGGGTTTACAAGTACTTTATGTGTATCAGTCTGCGTCAGACCAAACAGACAGCTCCAGATCGAATGATTCATCTCGGCCAGAACGGGACGCTCGTCCGACGTCCGTCTTGGACACTCAGACGACTGGTCTATTGTGCAAGCGGCCATCAAACCACCGAGAACGGGTGGCCCAACGTGAGCCGCCCCGGCATCCTCCAGGTAATGGTCAAAAGCAATTAATCCCTTTGCATGTAGCCAACCATCAGAATGGCGCCGACGGCCTGTAACGGAGTTGGAGAAACTGCGAACAGTCGGCGCCATCAGAAGCGCGGCTAGACGATTGGATTGCCACCGTTGTACGCGACAATATCTGCTGTCGTCGCGTTCATTGCATACAAGGCGGCCTGCACTTCAACAGGAATCGGAGTTTTCCATGCTGCTTCACCCTGCAACACTTCATCCTTTGTATGGTAAAGGTCGAACGTCAAATTCACGTTTTCCCACGCAACTTGGTAGTCAGGTGGCAAATAACGCTTGACTACGAAGAGCGTCGGTCGGCCGTCCCCGAAGGATGATCGTTGAATGAGTATGCCATCAGGGACATCGATACCAGCGTCTGCTAAGGCCGTGGGATTAAGGATGGTATTGCGCACAAACTCGGGCCGATCTTCAATCGGTAGATCGTACAGTTGATCAAGGAGCGCTTTGAAGCTTGGATTAAGAACAAAGTCTATCAGCGTGTCATAGTGAACACGCATGACGGCACGTAGATCAGCAGGAATAGGCTTCGCCATCTTAGTCTCCCCCGCCGGCGCCACCACAGGCGGTGGCGGCGCCGCCGCATGCACAGGCCCACTTCCCGGCCTCAGGGTCTATATTCTTTTTAACACCAAGATCGTTCTGTGGAATCCCCAATTGTCTCGGCATTGGAGACCATTTGTCCGGCATCTCTATTTGTATTTCTTTTCCGTCTCCCCCGAGAATATTAGCCAAATCCAGATACAAGTCCGGATAATTATCTTTAAGCGACGGAAGAGCATCGGGACGGTTTTTGGCGAGAAGCGAGATAATTCTCCGACCTTGTTCTATATCGACACTTGCTCGATTTCCATACTCCCCCTCTTCGAACACTCGGCTTGAAACACGCATCTCTGGCGGCATCGGCACGCCAAGTGACTTCAGCGCGTCGGGCGTCAGATTCACAGCGGCCATTTCGTAACGGTCCTCGATAGGAGTCGCCCGGAATGACTGCATCTGTTCCAAAAAAGCCGGGTGTGTTATGGCATCCAATACGGCGTCCGTTTCCTTCTGTAGCGCTTCCCGTGTTAGTTCCATTTCATCCTCAAGAATTTTTATTCAGAATCGAGGCGATATCGGTGAACTAATCCCAACCGTGAAACACCAACCTCGGCGCAATCTTACGGTGCGTAAGTGACTATAGGAGGTGCGTGAGATATCGGCAGTGATGGTTAACTCGAATGTTGGACAGCTTAGAAGTGTGTCCTACCAAACAGGTGAAGCAAACTGACCTGATTGAACCGACTCTCAAGGACGAAGCTTTCCGAACTCCTTGCAATTTTGGCTGCAACTCGCACGAACGACCGTCGTAGGTCGAACACGGCCCGATGAGGTGACGCCATTAGAGAGACGAGGTATAGCCTTACGCGCGTTGAGCCGGGTGTGGCTCCCTCAAGAGGCCACGCGCTTTCACGCGCGGATACAGCGCTACCTTCGCCGCCTGATAGCTCGCATGCGCGTCCGACAGGTCGAGTCCGCGCGGATTGCTCCAGACTTTTGCGCGGCATGCTTCGTTCATTGCGCCGATTCGCTTCGCCTTCATGTGTCGCTGGATTGCTGCGCGCTCCTGCCACGTCAGAGCGTCAACGCACACGTCGACCTGTTCCGCCCGCTTCTTCGCCGCCTTCCGGTCTGCCTCTTCCGCGCGCTCGTCGGACGTCAGCGTGCGTTCGTCTTCGGAGAAGCCACGGCACGACGGATCGATGCGCCCATAGCCAAGGCTCGGCACATACCCTGCCTGCCAGTCATACCATTCGCAGAGCAGTTCTTCGATCTGGTTGCTTTCGTCGATCGTCATGTTGTTCCCGTTTTCGATTTGCTTGAGTGGCCGGTGATTCGTCGTTACATGACGACGGTGAAGTTGATGCCGTGATGCGTGAGCCAGTCACCGATCGCATGACGCATCGTCCGGTTACGGGGCCATGGAAACGAGACCTGCGTTCCAAGCTCCGTCTCGGTGACCTCTCCTGAGAATGGGCATTCGTCGAACGCGATGAGATCCGCTCCCGTTAGCCCATCGAAGTGACGAATCGCCGAGATCAGAAGCCGCTCAGGCACGTCGCTGTATAAGATGCACGCGGCAGCACTCATGTCTCATCCCTCAGGTCGATTTCGCGTGCTCCACTGGCGAGGAACTGCCCGAGCACACGCGACTTCTGGTTGTCCACCCAATACAGCTTCGTTCGGAACACGCCCGGCGCGACCCAGCGCGGATCGCCCTTCGCGATATGCGTTCGGTACATCTCAGGAACGAACACGTCCGCCTCAACCGCAGCTACCAGTTGCCGCTTCACGGTCGGAATGCGCGCCAGCCGAAATACAGTCGCATCGATCTTTCGCGTGATCTCGGTGATGACCATCGCCCCCATGCCGCGCTTACGGGGCGTACTACGCAACCCCGCTGGGATATGCACCCACATCCTCACTGGCAATTTGCCTCTCCCATCTTTCGGGACCGAACCGGCTCCCATTCCTCAAATGCCCGATCCCACACATCGAACTTGACCTGCTTGGGTGTACCAACGCGGTTCTGATCAATCCACGCGTGACACGCGCTGCAGCCGGGAACCGTGAATTCGTTTTTCGCCTTCATAGCCCCAGCCTTCCCGTGGCGCGATTGGTTCGAGTGGCACGGCACCACGGTTTCGTCGATTGGATTCCGCCGACAAAGGCCTGGCACGCGCAGATAACAGGGCTCGCCGCGGCAGGCCTCCAGATACCTCGAACCTTCTGCGACGGTCGGTCGTCTCGGGCGGCGCCTCTTCGTCACCTGCTGCGGGGCCGCTCCCGGCAACGGCGAACTCTTCCGGGACCATGACCCTCGCGACATCGGCTTCGTGCGCGGTTTGAATCCTGAGCGCTTCATGCCGACGCTCGCCCAACATCGACCATCGCGCGTATTGCCGGAATGACCGTGGCAATTCCCACCTCGAACGCGACATGCCGGCGTTTATCGGCCGGTATCACCTCGTTTGATGCTGGGAACGCTTTGCCAGTGAGATGCAACTCGTAACCTTTCCTGCCCCGCCGCCCCAGCCTGATATACCCGGTAGAAATCAGACGGTTCACAGTGCGCTTCATGCTGTCAGGCGTGGATCGGAGCTGCGATGAAAGCGCCCGCAACGTAATGCCGGGACTTTCTCCAAGGCGCTCACAGATGCATCGTTGCGTGAAGCTCATCTTTTCGCCGCTCATCAGAATTCCTCCGTTTGCCAACCACCGCCGTCCCTTGCACGACCGGCCTTCACCGCAATGAACCGCACCGGGTACTGATCCGCGGCGACCTTCACCTTCACGCGCGCGTCGTCTTGCCAGTGCCCCTTGACCTCATGCGCCTCGAGCTGGCCGTTGACGAGCATCACCGCGAAGTCCGGCGTGTAGAACGTGTTGTCAGCGAGCCGGAACTTGATGCCCTCGAAGCGATACCAAGCGATCTCGCCCGCCTGCTTCCGCGCCTCAAGGTGATCGGCGTACCGCTGCTCGGTCTTGTTCATCTCGCCGGTCCTCAGGCGCCCGAGTGCTTGCATGCGCTCCTTGGCGTCGGGCTGGCGGTATGCCGGCGTCAGCACGGACGGCGCACCGATCCCGTCGCCGATATCGTCGAAACCTGCGTCGACTTGCGGCCGATTGCCCGTCGCATCGAACACTGCCTTCTGTGCCGCCGTCATCTTCGGGCGCGAGTCATCGCGAACGCGAGCCGTACCAACCGTTTTCACAGCGGCGTCGACCCGCATCGGCCAGGTTGTTCGTTTCGTCATGCCTTCCTGTCGCTATCCACGTAATTCTTCAACTCACGGCGCGCCGTCTCGGCTGCCGCATTTCCAAAGCGTTCGCGCACCGATGTGATGAGCGCGTGCGCCTTCCCATTCCGACCGGCCCGGGCGTCGCGCACCGCTGCCATGAACCGCTCGCGACACTCGCCGGCCGTCATTCCGCTGCCTGCTGCGCGACCTGTTCGCGCGGAATGTCGTTGAAATAGGCGTACAGCGATTCGTAGCGCTCTTCGCTCTCGCGGCTAACCGTGCGCAGCATGTCCTCCATCCACTCGCCTGGTCCGGCTGCCTTGAACACCCGCGCCTTGTACTGCTCGAACACCTGATTCGGTTTTTCCTCAATACCAAGCTGCTTGCCTCTCTCGCGGATGCCCGGCGCGGTCTTCCACCAGTCCGGTGCGACAGTGATGCCAGCACCCGATGACGTCGCGGCCACGTCCCCTTTCAGCGGGAACAGGCCCGTCCAGCCACGCAGCACTGCCTCTTCGATGCATGCCGTCGGGTCTTGCCCCAGCGAACGCAGCTTCGCCAGCTTCCGGATCGATACGGTTGCCGCCGGGCGAGTCCACGGGGCGTCTTTGTGCTTTGCCTCGCGGTGCTCACACCACATGTCCCAATCCTCGAACGTCAGCCAGTCGGGCAGTTCGATCGAGCGGAGCTCGGCATGCGACGCAACTCGCGGCGCACGCCGTGCGCCTTGGTGGTTCTCTGATGGTTCCTGTGGTGGTTCATGGTGAATCGGGTGCAACCCATTGCACCCTTTTGCGAAACCCGTTGCACCCTTTGTGTCTCTCGCTGCACCCTTTTTGCTGCCCGTTGCACCCTTTTCAATGGGTGCATTCGTTGCACCCTTTGAGCCAGCGGAAATGGGTGCAATCTCTGCACCGTTTATCCAGTCGGGATTGATGCGGTATTCGCAGGCACGGCCACGGCCGCCAGCCGCATTCGCGACCAGGATCAACCAGCCGCGCTCCACCATGCTCTTGATTTGGTACTGAACTGCGCGCGCCGAGCGGCGCGTCTTTTCGGCCATCGTCTCGATGCTCGGGAAAATGTGCTCCCCGTTGTCGTCGCAGTAGTCGGCCAGTTTCAGGGCAAGCAACAGCTCATGGTCCTCGCCCGGATACCGGTCCCACACCATCGTTTGGACCTTGATGCTCATGCGGCCTCGTCGACCATGCCGAGCACCCACCGGAGAGCGTCCGCGCGCTCGCCCGTCGCCGTCGCCAGTTCCGCGGCAATCTGCTTTCGGGTACGCATGCGAGGGGCTGCATTGCCGGTCAGCGCGGCTTTCTGCGCGCGCGACCGTTCATGCCCTTGCTTGCCTTCCCCAGCCGCAATAACGACTTTCACCTTTGCACGCTGTTCGGCAGGCTCAAGCTTCCCCAACGCTCGCGCATGCGTGACATTGATCTGCCCGGTGTCGACGGCCTTCTGAACGTCCTCGCAGCAGTCGAGCAAAGCTACGGTCACGCGAACTGTCTGGACGTTGCACCCAAACAGAATTGCTACATCGTCCTCGGACCGCATGCGCAGCTGGCGCGCCATCTTCGCCGCCATGGAAAGCGGTGTCTCTTGTTGCCGGATCGCGTTCTCGCTGGCGATCGCGGCCGACAATACCGATGCGCGCTCGTTGCGCGCGAGACGGCGGACAATTCCTGGCACCGTGATCGGCGGATCGCCACGATCGATCAATCGACGATTCGCTTCCCGGGCAGCCTTTACGCGTTGCCGCCCGGTGACAACCTGCACCTCACCGGTATCCGGATCTTTCGTCACCTCAATCGGCTGGATCACGCCTTGGAACATGATGTTGCGGACCATGCTCTCGTCGACCGGCCAATGAACCCGCTCGTCAAAGAGCGGATGAGCCGGATCGATTACAAGCATGAGCTTGTCGGGATCGAAGTCGAGCGCGTTTCCCTTGCCCTTCGCTCCGTAGACGTCGATGGAATTTTTTGCCATTCGAGGATCCTCAGTGACCGCACGGCACGGAGCCGTCGAGAGATTCGAGCGCGCCGCACGACAGACACTTGCGCGGATACGTCGGGTGTTGGCTGGCGTCGCGCACTATGCGCCGCACTTCGTGGGAGCCGATCTCGTTCCGCTCATGCGTATCGGCCGATTGGTTGATCTGCGTGGTTTCCATAAATCTCGATCTATTAGGATTACTGAACCCGTATAGAAACGTTCTCCGTCGAAAACGCTTTTACCCGGGCCCGTCGCTTACATCACCACCGGCCGCCACACTCCCCGAAACCTTCACGTGCGCAGTGGCAGTTCACGCCGACCTTGCTCATCGTCGACAGCCCGTCCAGATACTCCCGCGAGACCACGCGCAGTTCGAGCGCATTCAGCCCGGCGTCGATCTTGTTGATCGGAACGCCAAGGTTCCCCGACAGGAATCGGCTCACCTGCGAGTCGTCCCAGCCGAGCGCATCTGCCACCGGCCCGCGGCTGCGCGGATCGCTCAACGCTTCCCGGAATGCCCGCTCGATGCTCGGTTTCCGGATAACCTCAATGGTGCTCATAGCAACTCAACTCCGTTCAAATCTGATTGAATGACCTTGAAGGTCGATTTTTCTAAACTTCAAGCATCGAATCTCGATGCAGATCGGACTAAGGCGAGGGTTCCGGCCCTATCTGTAGAATTAGCAGCTCTCACACAACCATTCCGATACGGGGAACCCTCATGAAACTGAAACTCAAATCTGTCTTCCTTGACGGCGCACAACCCAGCGCAATACTGACTGTCGAGGGCGCTGATCCGCTTACACAGCTTCCGGTGCAGCTTCCTCAGTCTGACGTCCGGAACCTGACCATCGTCGAGATTGAGGAACTCGCCATTGCCGAATGGAAACGAGTTACTGGCGCGTAATACGCGCCCATAGGCTCATATCGCCGTCGATCCGAGATGCAGTCTCGCTTTCGATTTTCGCGGTCATCCGGCGCTCGACATCTTCGAGCGCCGGCCGGATTAGCCAGCGGACCACACGTGTGTACAGGCGCTTCACACAACCCTCTTCCATTGAACCCATCTCCATATTGAGATCCCGATGAAACTCGACCGCGAATATCAAAAGGAAGTCTTGACGGCACTTGCTGAGATTTACCCTTCTCTGGGACATGCTGAACTCGTTGGCGATGTATCCGAAGAAGCGCGTTCAGCGAACCTCTACTACTTGGCGGAACACGGGTTAATCACTGATTCCGCGAAACCCAATCTCGATAGCTCCTTCCACTACCAGCCAGCGCGCATCACAAAAGACGGGATGGATTTCCTTGCTGAGGATGGTGGTCTCTCTGCAATCCTCGGCGTCGTGACGATCAAGCTGCACGAAGACACAATCAAGTCGCTCATCGAATCGAAGATCATGGAATCCGATCTACCTGCCGGCGATAAGCCTCGATTCGTCGATGCGCTTCGATCACTGCCTGCCGACGCCACAAAACACCTAACGATGAAGCTACTGGACTTGGCGCTGTCTCACGCGCCGGGCGCACTTCACGCAGTACAAACGGCTCTTCACATCGGTTCGTGATAGGCCCTGGTAAGCGCTCGAATCGGCCCCAGCCAACCTCAGGTCCGAGTTCAACCCAGAATTCGATCAACTCACTGGACGACTCTATGACTACATGCCCATTTGCAAACACAATGGAGTCGAAGGGAATGTTCACTCGGGTGCTCTCCATCCAGGGACCGGGCTTCGGACGGTCGAACCAGAGACCAGACGTGCATACAGGCGCTTCATACGATCTCCTCCTTTTGAGCGAGTTCGGGCCAGATCAGATGCCAGTCGTCCGGACGAAGGTCGCGACGCGAAAGCCGCCCCTCGCTGAATTTCTCGATCTGAACGCACCTCTTTTCAGAGATTGCGCTTAGTCCGGACGCCATCTGAGATAGATACGATGAGGAAACACCAAGGAACGCAGCCAGCTTCGAAGCCGTGCCGCGCTCGCTCGTCGAGATGAATTCTTTGAGGTTCATGATCGGCAGTTTAGTTGACGCTAAACCGACGGTCAAGTGAATACTAATTTAGAAGAGTCTAAACTTTGGACATGACGATCCAAGACATTCGCCGGGCGAATTTGCGCCGCTGGACTGAGCAGCATGGTGTTCCTAGCAAAGAGAAGAGCTACTTCTCTCAGTTGCTTGGAGGGACGTCATTTGGAGAGCGAGCGGCTCGACGCCTCGAGGCCGAGTACGGCATGGGCGACGGCTACTTGGATCTACCGAGCGCCGACATTGAAGAGCGGAATGCAGCATCACCGTCCCCGCTCGATGTCAGCCCGGAGGCCAGATCCCTCATCGATGCGATTGCCGCCGCTGACAAAGTTGGGTTGTCGCCAGATGTCTTTAATGCGTTGAAGGAAACGCTCAGGGTCTTTGGTTCGCTGACTCGTCCTCAGGGCGGCACATTTGACGTGGAAGATCCAAGCCGCTGATCGGTGTGAGATTCCAGTCATGCATGAGTGCCGATGTACATCGGCACACCCTTCCGGTGTTCAGATCCCGGGCGACAACACCGGGCCCAAGCAACTCAGTCAGCCAATCGAAACCTGCACCGCCGTGTCGCTCGACCACTCGGACGAGCAATCCAATCCTTTCTTTCACGCTGCATTTCGTGACGATCGCCAGATCGCCCGGTTTGCATCGCAACCCCGCCCTATCTTCGTCGTATCGCACACGTACCCTCGCCGTATTTATCTCAAATTACTGTATGCATGTACAGTAGTTTAGCCAAGTTCACACACACCTTTCAACCAAAAATTCAGCATGTACTTAATGCGCGTCTCGCGTTAGCCGAAGCGCGGTGTGGTCGCTCATGCCAAAAGTACAGAATTTACTTGACTGTGAGTTTAGTGTTTTCTAATATCCGTCTCAACGCAGTCACGAAACGCTGCGGCACCGCCCCAAGCGGATCGCTCTCTAACAATCGAAGGTAAGCCGAGCTTGCTCACGCAAGCGACAGGCCGGCGCGATCTGCGTCGTGAGTCAGGGCGGACATAGCGGAAAGCCGCTGTGCTTCGAACGAGCCTGATGCAAGACAGCCAGCAACACGTGTCCGATGGCGTCGTAATCGACACAAACCTCGCGCGGCCCGGAGCCGGCACAGTCGGGAGTAGCCGGGCGCGCGAGCGATGCAACAGCTTTCAGTGAGGGTGCCTCAAGCCGTCGCGGCGGCTCTAAACTGCCCGTAAGGGCATACGGTCTCCTCGTGGTGGAACCGAGGCTCCCTCCCTGAACGCTGTTGCGAACCACGCTCTCAAGTGCGCGCATTCGAACGCGGATCCTCCGCACCAATCAACCGACCTGCAGCGCAAACAGGACGTCGAGTGCGCGCCCTTGAGAGTTTCGACCGCGCTGATCGCACGGCATTGATCGCCAGTGCCGTTCGTTGAGCGCAGTCAGGCCGCCAGGAATCTACCCGGCCTCAATATATTTCGGATAACGAATCTATGAACACATTACTTGTTGGTGTCGGTCTCGGTGTTTTCGCTTCAGCCCTGCTACTCGTCGTCGCGTTTGATATTCGGCAAGGGCCGGACCGGCAGCGTAAGCAGTGACCAACGCAACACGAAGGAGAACGACATGGCAGCACATCGGGCACGCACTACTGATTACATCGTGATGGGCGAGGACTATTTCGTCGCCCATCTGGACGACGGCGGCATCCGAATCGGAATGGTCGGCGGCCGCTCTTACGACGTGCCGGCCGGGCATGCGTACTACGACCGCATCCGCGGCTGCACCAACGAGCGCGACGCCGAAGACTACTTCGACGAGCTGTACACAGCCATCGACGCCTGACAACTGCTCCCGCTACAGGAGAACGATGATGACCATCGCAAAACCGACCTTCGAAGAACTCGGAACGCTTCTGCGCATCGCCGGCACGCTTATGGAAGTCACTGGACTGATGCCGGCGGTTCTGCTCGGCGAGGACCGTGATCACGCGAGCGACAAAGTGATGATCAGCGCAATGCTTGACGAGGGAATCAACCCGACGCGCGCTGCGGAATTGCTCAACTTGAGCCTCGAAGAAATCGCGCGTATCGAAGCCTGACCGATCACCCCCGTTGCAGGAGAAAGATCGGAAGCGAACCGTGCCGCATCTATAAAGCTAGTCGCAATCGACTAGCAGCAGTAGGAAAGGACGCGGCGACGTACCTGGTGTTAGCGCACCCGGCACGCCCCGCACCCGCAGTGCGCACTGCGAATCCGGCAAGGCCACGTCACCCCTGCAGAGGCGGACGAAGGCTATCACGGATGGACTCACTTGGCCAATAGATGCAACCAACACCAATCATTCCTTGGCTCGGCGGCAAACGCCGCCTTGCCGACAAGCTGATCCCGCTTTTCCCTCCGCACGAATGCTATGTCGAAGCGTTCTGCGGTGGCGCTGCACTCTACTTCCTCCGACCCGTACCGGCCCCGGTCGAGGTCATCAACGACGTCAACGGCGAATTGGTCAATCTCTACCGCGTCGTGCAGAACCACCTGGAGGAGTTCGTCCGCCAGTTCAAATGGGCGATCAGCAGCCGGCAGGTGTTCAAGTGGCAGCAAATGACACGGCCCGAGACCCTGACCGACATTCAGCGGGCAGCCCGGTTTTTCTACCTTCAGCACCACGCGTTCGGCGGAAAAGCCGCGGGACAGACCTTCGGCACGGCCACGACAACGCCATCAGTCAACCTGCTGCGGATCGAAGAGCAGCTTTCAGCGGCGCATCTGCGCCTTGCCGGCACGCATGTCGAAAACCTTCCGTGGAGGGAGTGTGTCGAGCGGTATGACCGACCGCACACGTTCATCTACCTCGACCCACCGTACTGGCAGACAGAGGGATACGGCGTCCCATTTGGGTTCGAGGAATACGAAGCGATGGGCGCGTTGATGCGCAATGCGCGTGGCAAGGTCATGGTCTCGATCAATGATCATCCGGACATCCGTCGTGCTTTCGACGGCTTCCACATGCTCGAACTCGATATTCGCTACTCGGTCGCCAATCGCAATGGTCGACCAGCTACCAGCGGCGAACTTGTAATCACGAACTGGAAGCCTGGGGTGATGGACGGCCTGTTTTAGTACCACTCCACCACGCTCCGAACATAGCGACGGCCGCGCATCGAAGCCGGCCTCGACTGATTACCCATGAGGAACCAACGATGACAACTGTCACAAAGGAACAGATTTATGACGAGCAGATTTCGCCGCTCATGACGCAGATCATCTCCATCTGCAAAGAGCACGGGATTCCCATCGTCGCGTCGTTCTTCACACCCGGCGACGACGATCCCGAGCTCGCGGTCACGACCGCTCTGCTCGGCAACGGCTTCGAAGCACCGAAGAACTTCAGCAACGCTCTGCGCGAACTCCGCCCTGAGCTATTCGGTGGAGCACCGTTGATGCTTCGCACCGAGCACGGCGACGGTGGCACGACGCTGACCGCCATCGTCTGATACCTGCGGCGCCAGGCCAAATGACAACGTGAGGTAACGATGAATCGAGATTGGATTCCACTCTGTGTGATCGCCGGGTTCTACCTGCTTGTCGGCGCCGTTGCGCCGCCGATCGAAGCGCTGATGGGAGTGTGGTCGTGAAGGCTCTTCTGATCCTGTGGCTCAAGAGCCTTGGCGTGCTCATTGTGGCCGTGCTGGTACTCGCCACCACTCAGCAATGGGATGAGTCGGCGAGCTGCGAGAGTACCTACTGCACGTAAATCTATGTCTGTCGGATACAGCTTGAGCATCGCGTGCGCCACCTCACAACGTCATGCAGACCGTCAAATATTCAGGGTGCCCGTCGGAAACATTGCATTCAGCCGATCCTGATCGATGACATATTGGTCCACCTCGCCGATCTTAAGCGAAGTCCGATAGGCAAGAGTTGACCAAAGAACGAGCGCGCCGTGCGCAAGATCTCGAAACTTCCGCTCCCCGCCCGGATCGGCGGCCGCAGCAGACCGTGCAAGCAGCGAACTGATGACCAGTTCAGTTTGAGTCGTAAGTTCGCCATAGCTCAGGCCTTCGTCGATGGACATCCCAGTTCCCCGCTTGTTTTGGCGCGAATCGTAGCACGACCACCCTAACCCCAAGCCGCGCAAATTCCAGTGCCTCGGATGCGCGGTTTCTTCTTGCGGGCGGCCTGTTCGGCGCCCGTCTTTTTTCTTCCCAGCTTCAACGGCAGGTGCTCGGACACTCAGTGCGAGTCGAACATCCGCCATTGAGGCTTCATTTCTGATTTGAGGATGCGCATGACTTCGCGTAACCCGTACCTGATTGACGGCCCCGCTCAGATTTGCTTCAGCGGCGGCCGCACGTCGGGCTACATGCTTCACCAACTACTCGAAGCGAACAACGGACTCCCCGACGACTGCATCGTGACGTTTCAAAACACGGGCAAGGAGCGCGAGGAAACCTTGGCCTTCATCAAGGAATGCTCAGAACGCTGGAATGTGCCAGTCAAGTGGATCGAGTGGGATGGTTTCGAGGAAGGTAGCCGTTCCCGATGCCACGTCCGGATCGTCAACTTCGAAAGTGCCAGCCGAAACGGGGAGCCGTTCTCGCGCCTTAATGAGGCACTGGGAATCCTCCCTAACCCCGTCATGCGCACCTGCACGGCGAACCTCAAGGTCAAGGCCGGCAGAGCCTTCATGCTTTCGCAGGGATACGACGAATGGGACAACGTAATGGGCATTCGTGCAGATGAGCCACGTCGCGTTACACGTCTCACGGCGCCAGGCCGAGACAACAGCGGTGGCGAGCCGAATCTCCCGTTGGCTCGCGCGAGGGTTAGCAAGGCCGATGTACTGGCGTTCTGGCGTGCTCAGCCGTTCGATCTCGCTCTGGATCCGGAAGGAGACTTCGGAAACTGCGATGGTTGCTTCCTGAAAGCACGACACAAGATCGTACGTGCATTCGTGACGAAGCCTGAGCTCGCCACCTGGTGGATCAACGAAGAGGCGCGCCCTTCTGGCGCCACCTTCCGCAATGACCGCCCCAGCTATTCCGAGCTCCTGCGAGAGGCTGGCTTCTATGCCAAGCAGATCCCACTGGCATTCCCTGAGTTCAACGACGACGAAGCACTCGCCGACTGCATGTGTGGCGACTGAGGAGCCAAATGACTATTCGATTTGGCTCAGTTTGCAGCGGCATTGAAGCAGCGAGCTGCGCGTGGCATCCACTCGGATGGCAAACGGCATTCGTAAGCGAGATCGAGCCGTTTCCTAGTGCAGTTCTCGCGCACCACTACCCAACCGTGCCGAACCTCGGCGACATGACGAAATTCAAGGAATGGCCTAATGCAGCTATCGATCTTCTCGTCGGCGGAACTCCCTGCCAAAGCTTCAGCGTCGCCGGACTCCGAAAGGGACTGGCTGATCCGCGTGGCAACCTCATGCTCACCTATCTTGCCATTGCTGAGCGCTACGCTCCCCGCTGGCTGGTCTGGGAAAACGTCCCCGGTGTCCTGTCGTCAAACGAGGGACGGGATTTTGGCACCTTCCTCGGAGGCTTGGCAGAACTCGGGTACGGGTTCGCCTACCGCGTTCTTGACGCTCAGTACTTCGGAGTGGCCCAGCGACGCCGTCGTGTGTTCGTTGTCGGACACCTTGGAGATTGGCGACGTGCCGCAGCGGTACTTTTTGAGCGCGAGAGCCTGCTCGGGCATCCTGCGCCGAGCCGCAAAACGTGGCAAAGAGTTGCCGGCACCATTGCACCAGGCGCTCACCCTGGTGGCCATAATGGCCAAGACGACGACGGAAAGTTCCTCATAGCGCACGCGCTACGCGGAGAGGGATTCGATGCGAGTGAAGACGGTACAGGTCGCGGCACACCGCTGGTCCCGTGTCAGCCGTACACACTTGCGATTCGCGGCCGCGACGACGGACATGCGCTCGAGTATCGCCAGGACGGAACCGCGAACGCGATCCTAACTCCGAACGGCGGCCGCGGAGGTATCGGCGTCGGAGCCATTGCATTTGACACGACGCAGATCACGTCGGCGACGAACCGGAGCAACCCTCGTCCTGGCGATCCCTGTCACCCCATCTCGGCCAGCGCTCACACGCCCGCCATCGCCTTCGATTGCAAGTCGTCCGGACAGAATGGATTCGGCGTCGGTGAGATCGCCTCAACAATGCGGAGCATGGGTCATTCCGATTCGCATCAGAACGGCGGCGGCCATCAGGCCGTTATGCACGGGACTGTCGTTCGCCGCCTCACCCCGCGCGAATGCGAGCGACTGCAAGGCTTTCCAGACAACTACACGCTGATCAACAGTCGCGGCAAGCCAGCAGCAGATGGCCCGCGCTACAAGGCGCTCGGCAACAGCATGGCCGTGCCCGTCATGCGCTGGATCGGCGAGCGAATTGAACTCGTCGAATCACTGACCACCTGAGGACCACAATGACCACCACCGACAAGAACCACGCTGATGCACTGACCGGACCCTACAGCACCCGCCACCGTAGCATCGGAGACTGGCTGTGGTGTGAGTTGACGGATTACTGCAAAGAACTCGGCATGCCGCCTGCGGATAATGACCGTCTTTTCGCAATCGTCGATCTAGCTCGTGCCGCATGGGATCGCCCTGTCGAGCAGCACGAAGCAGCGCCGGCCAGCCTCGAAGGGCTGCGCCGTGCGGTCCTCACGCCACGCGCGTTCGTGCGCGACGAATACGGGATGCTGACGCATCCGGCTATCCCGGCCCTCGACGAGGACGTGAACTACCACACGTTCTTTGCCGCGTTCGGCATCGAATCGACGTTCGTCTGCATGGAAACCGACGTCGACTGCGACGCGTACGAGCGGTACGTCGAGTCAAACGATCCGAACTGCAGCTTCTGGACGCCGAGCACACCGGCCGGCGACGGCTGGCTGCTGCTCGAGATCTACGACACCGAGGACGGCCCGGTCGCGCTGTACGTGCGCGAGAAGAAGCCGGAATCGATGCGCGAACGCGAGAAACAGGAGCATCTCGCCACGCAACCCGCACCATCCGCCCCGCTCGAAGGCACAGGCAATGGAGCGGATGCCTTCGCGCATGAATTGTGGGCGGCGGCACAACTTGCACCCAGCGAAGGCATCAGCGATGGCGTGCAACGTATCGTCGCCGCTCTCTCCCGCGCCCCTCGCACTGAGGTGGCGGGAGCGGTGCTGTCCGGCGACGCGAGCGAATGCCTGATGGCCGTGGTGAGCCATCATCGTGACTTCGTGAACGCGTGCAAAGTGATGCACTTCGATGCGATAAACGACGACAGTGACGCGTACTGGGAAAAGCAGATTGATGTGCTGAACCGCATGAAAGCACAGGCGGAACGTGCACTGTCCGAACCATCCGCAGATGCAGCGGCAGCGCCGAAGGCATTCACTGACACGCAAATCGCAGCTCTGCGTGTCGCTGCCGAAGCTCTCGTCGAGCGATACGCGGAGCCGATCCGCGCCATCCTGCGCCACGCGGAGCATGCAGCAGCGCCGGCAGACGAGCGGGCAGCGTTCGAGACGTGGTGGGTACGAGAGGTGCCGGAGCAATTCCGTGCGGACACTCTGCGCCTTCTCCGGCAGTCTCGCGAGCTCGATGGGAAGTACGGCATGGGGAACGCCGAAGGCGCATGGGAAGTCTGGCAAGCCTGCACCGCATCTGCCAACGAGATGGGGGCGGAATGAAAACCATGCAGGTCGACCGGGCCGGACATGCCGTGTGCCTACCCGCGCATCACCATCTTCCTCTGCGTTGGTTCAACTCCCTTCTGAGAGAGATCTACAGCATGACCAAGAAACGAAGTACCGCTCGCCAATCGTCTGCACAGGACGTGGTTGTTCCGTCTGCACTGTCCAGCGCAATTACAGCCGTCAGTTACGAAGGCTTGAGCGTCTCCACACCGACCGGCGAAGCAGCCACACTGGCGATTGTCGACCAAAATGGCAATGTCATCGACGCAGGGCCCGCCGTGGCTCGAACAGTTTGGGACGTTACCATCGCGGCATATCGAAACTTTCTGATGGGAACCGGCCACCTCCGCGTCTTGACCAAGCCTCCCGTCGCACAATCATGACGTCGCGCTCTGCGAAAGCTTGACTTGCAGATAGTCAATGTTCAAGTTGAACTGAGCCCGCAGGCGTTCGATGAATTCTCGAGTAGCGCCGTCGAGATCAGGCTCACCAACCGCGATCAGCTTCGCCGGCTCAAGGCCGCCACGTCGATATCCGTATTCGAGCAGCTGCCCCATTGCTTGCCGAACCACCTCCGCCGCCGAATCGGCAATCTTGGTTTCGTAGAGGATACAGCCGCCGTCAAGCGGATACACTACGGCGTCAGCATACCCCCCAGTTCCAGTTCCACGCTCCATCCAAACACGATCCTTCCCATGTTCTTTGATGAGTAGCTTATACAAGGCTGCTTGGACTTCGTTGTGTCTCAACAAGATCTTGCGTTGCGTCTCGGGCACGTGCTGAAACGCAATCGTGGCCCGTTTTCGGTACTGCGACGCACGTGCCGAAGTCGATGGCAACCACACCTGGTCCGCGACGAACCATGGGAACATATTGCGAACCAATATATCGCCTCGAAACACCTCGAACCGATCCAAATGGTTAACCAACGATCGCGCGCGTACCGCCCAGCTTTCCGACTCGGGGATGGAGAACTTCGTATGTGTTGCAAACCACCGCAATGCAGCATCGTGGCGAGGTGCGTCAACAGTGGTGTGATAGTGGTTGGGATGTATTCCCGCAAACACGCGCCGAATCAAGAGCCGTGGCACCTTTGCGATTCGTCCACTAGACCGCCAGCGTTCGGCTCTCTTGACGATACGGTCGAAATTCTCTGGCGAACCATCATTCTGCACATCACTGATGATCTCGATCAGTTCCTTTCGCAAACGATCGGGATCACCAGAGTGCAGCATGCCTCGCCCCGCATCGGCAATCGAATTATCTCGCGTCATCCATAAGATATCGAACAGATCTTCGTGGCACCCACTCGATAACGCCATCGCGATCGACTCGGTAGTCTCGCGATAGCGCGGCAACCAGCCCAGTTTGAACCGATCTTCAGCGGCGAGAAACCCACTTAGAAACGCTTCAACCTCACCGTCTAGAACGACGGGTACCAACATCCCATCGCTCAATTGTGTAGCGCGGTCACTCATAGATTTTCCCCGTAGCAACCGACGATTCTGCCATGCTTGGTCCAACGGTAGCGGAACGAACCACTCGATGCTTCTCGAAACTAGTCCCAATGCTGTCGACGGCGCTCGTGACGTTACAATTGCTCTCACACAACTGACGCTTGTGCTTCCACTAGAAGCGATCAAGACGAGCCTGTTAGAGCCAGCACAAGGTCGCACACCAACACGCAGAAATTCGGGGAATGCCATGACCGGAAGTCTTTCACCGCACGATACGCTGGACGAGCCAGGGCGACGCCTCCTGCGTTTCTTGGTCGCACACCTGCCTAAGATCAAACTGGGCGCCCCTGAGACCTATTTGGGTTACAAAGAAGTCCATGATGCGCTAAAACTTCCCATGCTAGCGAACACTTACGGCAGAAGTCTGGAAGTGCAAGGACTGGTTTCGCTAGCCGATTGGACAGTCAAAACGGGTAAGCCGGGGATCACCGGCATAGTCATCGACAAAACCACGAACATGCCGGGGCCGAAATACTTCAAGCTGTTCAATCGGAAGCGTGAGGATTTCCCGTGGTGGCGCTCTGAAATCGAAAAATCCCTTGAGTTTTCCTGGCAACCATACTTGAACAGCGACGCTCCGCCGTCGGACGACGCCGGTGGCGAAAGTTGGACCAAAGTGGAGCTCGCCGCCTCGGTTCAGGCCTACCTAGAGATGCAACAGCTCGATCGCGATCACAAGTCGTACACGAAGCGAAAGTACTACGATGATCTTGCCGAACGGTTTGGCCGATCGGCAAAGGCGTTCGAGTACAGGATGCAGAACATTTCGTATGTTCTCTCCGTCATGGGACGCGACTGGCTGACAGGTCTCAAACCGGCCAAGAACGTTGGAGCCAACGTCGCTGCTCAGATCGAAGAGCTCATTGCCAAACTTGAGGGCAAAGCGATCACGCCGGTAGCCGCATTCGAGATTTCAGTTCGCGACAACATCAGCAAGAGCGACCTACCGGAGCCAGCAGGCAACCAGACTCCCAAGGCCTCTACAGCGTCGGTTACGCAATACGAACGAGATGCCCGAGTGAAGGCTTGGATCCTGAAGACGGCCGAGGGCATCTGTGAATGCTGCAATCAAGTGGCCCCGTTCAACGGTCCCGACGGCCGCCCGTATCTTGAAGTTCATCACGTCAGAAAGCTGGCAGAGAAAGGTGCCGACAGCACAGAAAACGCTGTAGCCGTGTGCCCCAATTGCCACCGGGAACTGCACTACGGGCAAAATTCCAAGAACCTCGTTGAGAAGCTCTATGGGAACATCTCGCGACTCAAGCGTCCGTAGTTGTCGGAAATCGTCCCTGCCGGGTAAGCACGTTCGCACACCACGAACGAACCGCTAGACCCCGAGATGGCCACGCTGAATGCTGACACGAGCAACGTGAAAATCTTTCAGGAGTTGAGCATAGTGGCGCCGGACGGCAATCCCGCAACGCTCGCCGTCGTCGACCAGAACGGCGAAACCGTCGAGGCCGGCCGGAGTGTGATGCGCGCGGTGTGGGACGTCGCAATTCGGTCGTATCGCAATTTCTTGATCGGCAATGGGCACCTGCGTGTGCTCACGCAGCCGCCTACCTCGAGGATCAAATAAACAACGGCGCCTTGAGGTGCCGTTGTTTATCAACCTGTTCAACTACTGACCGACTTTATTCGGAGTTCCGACTTTATTCGGCGCGTCACTGCCAAAATGCATCGACGGAAGCAACAATTCACCATGCCACGATCGAGCAGTAACATTTGAGACCATTTCACGAATCGTCCCATAAAGCATCGAAGCACCATTAACCACCACGACATCCTGGCGTCGGGCCTCATCCGGAAATGCTTTAGTCACTACATTAAAGTACCCAACGCACTTAACATCTATCCGATAAGGTGCGACCTTCCCCTCTGTCCCCAACAATCGAATGCCCATTGTCAGGACGTACGGTTGAATCTCAACCGCTTCTCCCACGCCATTGATATCTGGCGTGAGCGGATCGACATGTCCATGCCCTAGCTCTAATTGAAACTGAACTCCAGCAAAGTCATAGGCTCCCTCGGTTCGAGGGTGCGGTTCAGCGATTTCTGGCGGCGTTGCAGGCTCAATGAATACTTTTAGAAACCTGAAGTTCACCAGTTGGAGTGGACTCAATTCCATTGCTTTACGCCGCCGCCTTTAGAACTTGGATCGATGTGGTGAGGTTTCCAAACTTGACGGGTTGTGATCCTTTAGAGGAATCCCAAGACCACGCCGACGTTGTTGTTGCCTGTCTACGTGTCACTTCAAGCGTTTTTGTTTCAGTTTCAGACGACTTCGTGTGAGGCGTATACTTGCCTGCTTCCCAAATATCAAATCTCAACGTCTCGAAAACTATGTCTTGAATTGTCTGCAAGTCACAATGGGACGCGATTCCTCTCGCCTGAATATTTTGCGCTGCATAGCTCACAAAGGGACCGACGTGCTTTTCGATCGCGTCAAATTTCCCTGCAACCCATGCGTACTGAAACAGCGTTGGTGGAAATGCATCACAGACTCGAAGTGCTCTGTCCATCGCAGTGGATTGCGCAACGTCGTCCGATTCGTACTTTGAAAACGCGACGGGTCCACCACCGAAAATTGCGGCCGCATCATCCTGCCGAAGATCGTACTTAGCGCGAATTGCAGCGACTTGGTCGCCAGTCAGCAAGCCATTCGCCTCTTTACGGAATTTTGCGACAGCGCGCTTGTTTGCACGTGCGGACTCCTTGCCAACTACCTCTGACTCGCATTGGTCGCAAACCTCCATCCGCAAATCGATCATGGCCGACTTGCCGTTTTCAGTAAACTCCTCAGCAAAATGCGTCAGGTGGAGTTGGCCCTCTCCGCAAATGGGGCACAGCCCAAGATTTGATTTCAT